CTGACGGAGGAAGAGATTAAAACTACTTTGTCCCAGCTTTATTGCGATATAAATCAAATGAAAGTAACGCCTGATGATCGACCACAGAAAGAAACAGTAGGATTTCTTTTTGCAAAAGGAATTGAAGCCAAGCTCAAGGAGAAGAATGGTTTATAATGAAACGCAAGGAGCTTCACTATGAACATGGAAGAAATGATTTTTGAGCATTTGAGATACACGCCACAAGATGGAAAAGTTTGGTGGATTAAACATCCAAGGCGATCCACATCTGATGGTGCAGAGGCGGGCAACATGATGCAAAACGGATATCGCAAACTTAAATTTTGCGGCAAACAATTTTTGGTTCATCGTATTGCTTGGCTTTTGCATCATGGGGTTTGGCCTGTTGGTGACATTGACCACATTGATGGCAACCCAGCTAACAACAAACTTGAAAACTTGCGTGACGTATCGCATCGCGTCAACATTCAAAACCGCAAAGCAGCTACAGCCAAAAACAAAACAGGTTTTCTTGGGGTGGTTAAACGCAGAAACAAGTTTGCTGCACATATCCATCGCAATGGAAAGCAAGTGTATTTGGGTTTATTTGCTACCGCAGAGTTGGCGCACCAAGCATACAAGGAGAACACATGACCAAACGAGACTTTGAACTTGCAAAGCAGGTTGATCTCATTCAATGGGATGCATTACCTTCAGGCGCTAAAACGCCAGATCATGCTAGTGTTGTTAAAGCACAAAAGTTCGCCGACCTAATCCGTGCTGATGAGCGTGAGGCTTGTGCGAAGGTGTGTGACGCACATAAGGCAAAAGAAAACCTATTTGCAGAAGAACGATACGCAGCGCATTGGCTTGCCGAGGCAATCCGAGCAAGGGGGAACACATGAGGGTAGGTATCAGCCCACAGTTTGATATGTCCAAGCCCGATGTGATAGACAGGAATGGGCCAGGATGGTCGGTGCAAAGGGTTACGCAAGCCATCGCAACTGAATTGGTGTCAGAAACAGGTACATACATCACAAGGAAAGCAAAAATGATTTCAACAGACTACGAAAAAGCATCTGAAATTGCAGAGACAGCAGAAAAAATGTTTAAGCGCAACGCCAGCAACTTAATGGGGGCGGCAGATGAACTGCAAGCCAACATCAAAAAGGTATCTGGCAACGTGCGTAAAGCAGCAGATGACCTGGCGTCAGGGTTAATCAAGATGGAGAAGACCGCAAACTTTTCCAACCTGGAGCGCTACGTCACACTACTGGAACGTGCTGCAACTGCTTTATCTACCCTTGCGGAGCTTGAGAAAGAAGGCAAGCTAAACAAGATTACTACCGCCCTGAAGTAAAGAGCGCAACCAATGCGTAGTTACAACAAACAAATCCGACAAGCACTAAGGGATAACCCTGATGGACTTACAGTGGCACAAATAGTAGCCTTGGTTCCCGCGCCAGAGAACACCGTCAACCGACAGTTACGCATGATGCCAGACACCTACATTGACCGCTGGCAAAAGCGCGGTACGCAAAACTATATCAGTGCCGTGTGGTGTGTAATTGTGCCCCCCGAGGATTGCCCTCGACCATTAACAGCAAAGGAAAAAAATGAGTCTATCTCCGTTTACTGAAGATCAACGCGCAATGATTAAGTCGTTGAGCAGGCTGCAACCAAGGGGTAGAGACTACTCTGCAGCCCCAAACAAGCCACTGGAGGCATACATCAAATCAATGCAAAAGCTGCACCCTGAGATGTTCCAGGATGTCAAATCAATGAGGGAGAGGGTCTTTGTGGATGAGCCCTACTCATGCAGTTTTAAGCGGGCGGTCCGAACTCTTTCCGAGTCACCGTACAGAGTTAGGAATGTTTAAAAATGCTATCCACCTACCCGCCATGCTTCAGCTCGGAGAAGCAACACAAAGAATGGAAGGCGCTTGCTTTCAGAAGCAATTTAAAAAACTTCCACATCTGTGTTGACTGCACACCCAGCTACCAGGCTGAGATGATGTCGGTGGCGCGATGCCAATCCCCCGATGTTGATGTCAATGTTCTGCATCAGCGGGAAATGGAGGAAGCTATGAAACAAGAGGTGACCGAGGGCAAGATTAAGCCGGTGGTGGATCATTGGACGGAGATGATTAACCAACTAACCCCAAAGGTCAAAAAATGAAAGATGACATACCAAACTTTGCCGCATGGAGCCACAGCAATTTGGCTCAATTTGCGGAGGAGTCGTACATTCGTATGCAGGCACAGCATGAGGCCATCAAGCAATTGCAAGGTGATCTCAAAGATGCAATGGTTCAGGTAAGACAGTTACTCAAGGAAAAAAATGACTGAAAAAATTTTGCTGGAAAAAATCCGCCTCGATGGTGGAACGCAACCCCGTAAAGAGCTGGACAACAGCCTTGTACAGCAGTACAAAGAGCACCTACTGGAGGGCAAGCAATTCCCCGCAGTTGACCTGGTGTTTGATGGCAAGCATTACTGGCTTTCTGATGGCTTTCACCGAGTACACGCCCACACCCAAGCTGGCTTCAAAGACATTTTGTCCAGCGTTAAAAAGGGAACAAAGCGCGATGCATTCATCTCCTCACTCAAGGCCAACTCTACCCACGGCAAACAGCGCAGTCCCGATGAAAGCCGCTACGTTGTTCAGTTGGCTCTTGAGGATATTGAGTTGGGTGAGTTATCCGATAAGCAGATCGCAGAGATTTGCGATGTAAGCGCAATGACTGTTGGTCGGGTACGCAAGGCCATTGGCTTGGAGAAGAAGCCCACCATTGGTAAAGATGGAAAGCGCCGAGACACCACCAACATTGGCCGCAAACCTGTTGTTAAGCCAGTAGAGCCAGCCTATGAAGAGCCAACTGACGATGAAAAATTAAGTGAGCTGGCAACGGAATTTACAGTGATATCGGAAGAGAATACTCGCCTCAAGGATATGCTTGCGGTTCAGTCCATGCCCGTTTCAGAAGAGGCAAAAGCTGAAGTGCAGGAAACCATTGAGATGCTCCGTGAGCAGATCAAAGACCTTGAGTCACAGCTTCATTCCATGACCCAAAGTCGGAATGAGTTCATGTCCAAGAACGCTGAAATGCTGAAGCAGATCAACTACTGGAAAAAACGCGCAGAGAAGTAAACACCGAAGCTGGGCGGTTTCCCAGCAGGAGAGAGCATGATAAATTTAAGACCGCATCAAGCGGATGTTGTGGCTAAACTCGACCAAGGATTTGCCCATCACCGCTGCCAACTGTTGTATGCACCAACAGGATTTGGTAAGACAGAAGTAGCCATGCACGTTATGGCCGAACACGCCAAGCGAGGCATCAAGGTGGCAATGGTATTGGATCGGATTGTGTTGGTTAACCAGACCAGCACACGCCTTTCCAAGTACAAAATCCCGCATGGCGTCATGCAGGCAGGCCACTGGAGATACCGCCCCCATGAGAGCATCCAAGTCTGCAGCGCACAGACCCTGGAGCGCCGGGTTGACTTCCCGGACGTTGGCCTCCTGATCATTGATGAGTGCCATGTCCAGCGTCAGAAGGTCATCCAGTACATTCAGGACAACCCACAAATCAAGGTCATTGGCTTGACCGCCACTCCCTTCACCAGTGGCTTGGGTAACACCTACACCCATGTGGTTGGGGCAAAGCCAACGGGAGAGCTGATTGATGATAAATGGCTGGTTCCGCTCAAGATCTTCATAGCCAAGGAGATTGACATGACTGGAGCGGATAAAGTTGCTGGAGAGTGGTCGCAGCGCGATACAACAGAGCGCGGAATGAAGCTTACCGGCGATATAGTTGATGAGTGGATACAGAAAACCAATCAACTCTTCGGTGGACCGCGCAAGACTGTAGTCTTTGCCTCCGGTGTTGAGCATGGGCGTGATCTTGTACGTCAGTTTGCTGAGCGCGGCTACAACTTTGTGTCCATCAGCTACAAAGAGGAAGATGACTTCAAGCGTGAGATTATTGAAGACTTCAGCCGCCCTGATACCAAGATCACCGGCCTGATCGCCACCGACATCCTCACGCGCGGGTTTGATGTGCCTGACGTAATGATCGGTGTGTCGGCTCGACCCTTCTCCAAGTCCTTCAGCAGCCATGTCCAGCAGATGGGGCGCGTTATGCGTCCATGTGCAGGCAAGACGCACGGCGTTTGGTTAGACCACAGCGGCAACTATCTCAGGTTCCGCAAAGAGTGGGACGACCTGTTCACCGAGGGTGTTACAGAGCTACCCGAAGGTGGGGAGGCAACTAAAAAAGAGCCTCCTGAAAAGCTGAAGAAGGAGTCCAAGTGCGGTGGATGCGGCGCATTGTGGATTTGGCCTGAACGGCAATGTGGTGAGTGCGGCTGGATCAGACCCATGAAGGAAGTGTTGAACGTCCCAGGGAAGATGGTTGAGTTGGAGATGGGTAGCACCTCCACTATTGAGAACCAAAACTTGTACTCTGAACTTTTGTGTTACGGGAGGATGCGAGGCTACAAAGATGGTTGGGCGGCGCATAAGTACAAGGAGAAGTACGGCGTGTTCCCCCGAGGTCTTAGTACTGAGTCAAGGACTCCAAGCCTCAAGACGCTCAACTGGATTAAGAGTAGAAATATCGCATACGCAAAGGCTAGAGCATGAGTTTTGAAGAGTTTGCACAACAAAATGGCCTCCTGATCGACCACATAGTCGAGGGGCGTTGGATGCGAGTCCCCACAGTTGATCACCCGCGCAAAAAGAACGGGGCATATATCTTTGACGGCAGGAGTGGGCTGATACAGAACCACGCAGTCCATGAGTCACCGATCAGATACCAGTCTGACGAGCCATACGTCCCTGATCCACACGCAGCAGCCAAGCGGGAGCGGAGAATTGCGGAACAGGCCAAGAAACAGGTGGATGCAGCAAGGAAGGCGGCGTACATCTTTAGCACTGTTACTGTTGAACCTCACCCGTACCTTGTTCGCAAGGGGTTTCCGGAACCAGCCAAGGTTTGGAATGGCCTCCTGACAGTTCCTATGCGTGTGGATGGTAGGCTGATTGGCCTCCAGCTAATACAAGAGGACGGGACGAAGCGTTTTTTGTCAGGCCAGCGCACAAAGGGAGCGAGTCTGATCATCAACAATCACGGGCCTGATGTGTTGGTTGAAGGGCTTGCCACAGGGCTTTCGGTGCGCCGCGCTCTCAAATCCATGCGGAAGCGGTACACGATCCACGTTTGTTTTTCGGCTGGGAACATGGTGGAGATCGCAAAGTCTGTCAAGAATCCACTAGTTATTGCCGACAACGATCCTATGGGTGTAAGTACAGCCAAAAAAATAGCCTCACGCTACTGGCTAGGTGAGGCTGGGGAAGATTTCAACGATTTCGAGCAGAGGGTCGGAGTCCAGGCGGCTTCCGAGTCCCTCCGCCCATTCTTCTAGAACGTACCTCGTCCCTTGCAGGTAAAGCAGGTTGTATCTTCGTGATACCCCTCCCCGCTCCCGTTGCAGGTTGGGCAAATGCCTGCTTCATCATCTTCAGGTAGGTACGCCAGCAAACTTTCGCGCGGGAGGTCAGCAAGCAACTCCACCACGGCGGTGGAGTCCCCAATCTCAAAATCGCGCTTGATTTGCTCAATGACGTCATTGATTAATTTAGCGTTTTTCATGTGGTTCACCATGATGATTGGTAGGTGAACCTCCACTCGTCGCCCAGTTCCCTGCTCAGCAGTTCCTTGAGTTCCTTGTGGGTGCGCTTGACCTGTTCCCAGTAATATCCATCCACTTCAGCGGCTCCGAAAAAGAACCCTCCTTGTGGTGGCAGTAGTTCCGCAGCCTTGTCGGGGTTGGCTATCACCTCCGCGCACAGTTCCATTAACTCCATCAAGTCGTCAAAACTGACGCAGTACTCCATGCAATTGTCCTCCCCGTCCTGCACGTTCTCCACAAACCAGTGGTGGATCGCGTTGGCTTTGCGCCAGTACATTCCCTCGTAGTTCAGGTAGGTCAACTTCATCCCATCGGCTTCCGGTACGCCATTCGCTGTGGGTACGGCATCTTCAGGATCAGACGACCAGCTAGTAAATTTCTTCGCGTTCAAGTACATATCCAAACCCATATCAATCTCCTTGTTACAGTTGTAGCCATCGAATGATGACCCACAAACCCAGCAAGCTGGGCTTGTAGATATCACTCCAGTTCTTTCTTCATAAAATCCTTTGCCTTGCCCCACAGTAAGTAGGCATCAATCACAGACGTTGCATCGGGATACTGCTCGTAAATTTCATCCTCGTCCACGCCTGCCGCCAGCATCTCAGCGATATGCCTTACCTCGTCGGCATTGACGTAGGCCATGATGTTCTGATATGCGTCCACAAACGCTTGGATTTCTGCTTTGTTCATTTCAGTTCCTCCGGTATTTCAATTTCCTTGCCCAGCGTTGCCGCTACATAGCACCGCATGGCGGCGATCAGAGGTGTTGATCCTGTTGCGCCCCATGCCGTCTCAGCAGACAGGTCGTAGCTTGCAAACCACACGCCTTGGTCATCGCGCTCGATACCAATGCCCTCGAGTTCAATGATCGCCCCGCCTTGTGCCCAGTCGGTAGCCCAGCCCCACATCCCCCACTCGCTTGAGGTAACCTCATGGTCAAACCCTTGGCACTTCGTCACCGCCCAATCCAGCGCGGCTCCTGTCAGGTCGTTCACATTCTTAGTAGATTTCATGGGTTCCCTCCTTGGTGATTTTGACTACACGATAATTTTTGCGGTCATCAGGTATTCGCGCGGCTTGCATCATTTGCAAGTGATCATCCAGTTCGTCCAGCGCCTCGGCGCGAGTCCGGAATGTCAGCGGCTTATCGTCATCCGTCCAAGTGTTGATCCACTCTCCTGCGTGGTGCAGAGTTTCAACGTGCCACATGGTTGTCTCCCTTGATCAGTTGGTCGATTGGCGCCAGCATCTCGTCAAACTGCGCCAACACGTTCTCGCGGTTGCCCTTGAGGCCGAATTCCTTCTTGATAATCGCGTAAAAACTCCGTCCTGTGCGGCGCATTCCCTTGACCTCCAGTCTCAGGCCAGCGCGTAGGGTCAGCATCCGGTACTGCATTATTTGGCTCGTTTCTGTCAACATCATTTAAAAATCCTCCGGTTCAATTTGTTCATCAACATCTGCTTGGGTGTACCACTCCAAAATCTTGGGGTCGTATCGGCTCATCACTTGCTCGTAGCACTTGTCGCACACACGCGCCAGCGGTATGCCTCGTCCATCGTGCTCCCACCATGAGTCGGCTCGGGTATGGTTACAGTTCATTGGATTCTCGCAATTGGAATAACACGACTAGCGCGTTGGTTGACGATCTTGGTTCTAGTTCCGTGGGCTCGGAAACCCACAATGCTCTTGCGGTCTACCTTTTGGCACAGTTGGCAAGTTGCACAGGTCATATCCTCTTGTGTCTGCGCGGGACAGACCACAATTGGGCGTCCTGCTGGCGTCATTGAATGGATTGGGGTGTTTACAGGCACAACACACACAACAGGCCCCGCGCCAAGGTCAGCTAAATAGTCGGCGTCTGCGGCATCGTTGGCACTCAGATTGATTGTGTACCCCCAGGCATTTGCGTGACGTATCCATTTGATTGCCTGCTTGGATCGCTTGTGGGTGTAAGTGAATCCGCGCCGTCCGAAGTTAGCCTGCACGATCATCCCCAGCTGGGTAGCGTCCACGCGCTCACCCACGCCCACAATATCGCCCACCACCTCACCGCGCCACAGTTGCCCATCGGGCAGGGCGGCGATCTTGGCGGCTAGCGCGACAGTAGAAATGCCGTCGCGGTCTGCGCGGTTCCACGCTAATGAGGTGTGGAAGTCATCCCCATAACATCCCTTGCGGTACAGGGCACAGGACGGAGGGCATGACGCCCTCTCGCGGTAGGTGACAGGGATTGCCCCCACCTTCGAGTTGCCTGATTTGGCGACGAATAGGGTTCTCACTCTGTCACCTCCTCGTCCACCATGTACGTCGTCACAAGGTAGCCAGTGCACATCCCTGCCCAAATCAGGGCAAAGCTAGACACGCGCCCATCGGTAAATGCGCCCACGCAGTAGAACACCAGCGCTATGATCGCAATGCCAGTGTCTGCAATTACTTGTCCGTTCATATCACTCCTTTGGTTGTTGCGGTCAATGTTGACCCGCAAACCCAGCAAGCTGGGCTTGCAGATTTCATTAGCGCGGTTCAATGCCGAAGGTTGTGTACATAAAAAAGTTCCGCACCTCCTTTTGCACCATGTCGTCCAGTTCCACCTCGTTCTCCAGCACTCGCTTTACATCGTCCGTGACGTCCACGTTGTCCCTGTTCCACGCCTCGATCTTGTCGTCCAGCTTGTCATCCGCCCAGCTATCAATGGCGTCGTCAAATTTGTCCGCAAAGACAGCGTCCATGCGCTCGTCCAGTGCCTCGCCCACTTTGTCATTAAGTGCTAAGCAGCGCTCTACAGCTTGATCCACGCGCTCGTCCACCAGCGACAGCAAAGCGCTCACGGGATCAGGCCGTGCAGCCAGTTGTGCCTCTAGTGCTGACACCTCGGTGACGTACTTTGTGTGCTTTGCCGCCATCTCTTTGATGTGCATTTGGATCGCGGTATTGAGCACGATGTGGATTGCCGTCCGCATAGCGATAGAATCGGCGTGGCTCATGGCTTTGCTGGCCTCGCTCACCTGTAACAGCGCCTCATCCAGCGTGTCACAGGTTGTAAATAGGTTGCTTGCGTAATTTGTGAGCATGATCATCCTTTGGTTAGTTGAGTAAGACCCCTCTCGGGGTTTCGCCGATTCGCGGCTCGTCAGTTACCCTTGGCTTGCGTAGTAATCGGCATCCGCTTGCCGCTCGCGGTACACGGACACCACCGCCTTCAGCCGCTTCCATGCCTCGCGCTTGCTGAGTTGCTTGCCGCCCGAGCACGACACAAAAAGCGCCTCGTAGTCCTGTTGCGTCCAGCACTCCACCATCGTGTCCGCGCCTTCGTTGTAATGCTCATCGCACCACTGGCGCATCAGGGCGATCTCCGCTTGGATTTGCTCGGGCGTCATGCTTGCACCCCCATCAGCTCGTTGATCTTGTCGCACAGAGCAGGGATCAGGCCGTCGTATTCTTGGAATGCAATTCCACCGCCATATGCTTTGGTGTGATAGCGCTTGCCGCCCAGCTTTTTTGCCAGCTTGACCGCGAGTGCATACCGCTCAGACACCGACAGAGGCGATTGCCAGCCGTGGGTATCGAGCAAGGTGAAGTGGCAGACATAGCGCGGATTGCCGTTAATGTCGTGCTTGATCTTGACGAAGTCATTAGGCTTGATCATGTCAGGCTCCAACAGTCCAGCGCTCAGCGATATCAGCCCAGCATTTCACGCGGTATGCTCCGTCCCAGCGCACCAGCGTAGGAATATAGGGATCGCCAGCGTTGAGGTACAAACATATGCCGCGCTTTGTCTCAATCACTTCCACGCCGTGGTAATCACCCAAAGCATTCAAGCACTCCATACGAATGTCGGGCGTGGAGGGCGGGTTGTAGCACTCATTGAATCGACGCAGGCCAACAGGCGTAGCGAGCAGCTCGTCGCGTGTCATTTCCAGCAGTTGCTTGGCGCGCTTAGCGTTGTCACCAAAGAGAGGGATCAGGGCTTTTGCAGAGGGGGTTCTCATCATTCACTCCTATCTATGTCATGCATGGCGTTATTGCCATGTCCTATATTTCAACACACTTTTTGCGCTTTGTGTGATAGTTCAAAAAATATTTTTTGCGCGTAGTTGACCAGGGGGACAGTTGCCAATTGTTGTGGCGGTTATCGGCGGTTGGCGGTCACACTCGCAGCAGGAATGCAGCCCGCAGCCGTGGATCGCGCTATCATCAGCCCGTTCTCAATTCATACCGGACACAGCAATGGCACGACAGGCAACACAGAAACTAACGCGGGCGCAGATAAAGGCAGGGCTCGACAGCATCCCAGTAGAGACACTACTAAGTAGCGGACAGGGCAAGACGCCACAGCTAACAGCAAAGCAGAGAGCATTCGCTCGTGCAGTTGCCACAGGGCAGACTAAGGCTCAGGCGTACAGACAGGCATATAAGGCAGACCCAGCACCTAGCACAATACTCTCAGCCCCATATGAGTTGGCTCGTAACCCACAAGTGGCTCGCGAGATAGAGGCATATAAGGTCGCAATTGAGGCGGAGAAACACCGGACACCCCAGCAGCTTAAGGCGTTACTGGTGCAACAGCTGGTACAGCACTCACTAGATGATGATTTCCCACCGGCATCACGGGTTCAATGTCTCAAGCTTCTCGGCTCTCTCTTTGAGGTTGGTGCTTTCGTTGAACGCAAAGAGATAACAACAGTCAGTAGATCCGATGACATCAGGACGCGCTTAATGGACAGGCTCAGGACTGTAACAGCTGGTGCAGATGCTCAGGCCAGTGATGCGCTTGACCTGCTAGAGGAAATTCAGGGCAGTCGCGCTACAGGCGCACCCACCGGAGGGGTATCCCCGCATTCAGGCGTAGCCAGCGTGGGTGGCGCGCAACATACTATTCCACACAAAGGATTTCCTGAAGAATCGGATCCACCTGAAGAATCCGACTTTGACCAGCCATAACACCTGTTATAGACCCCCCCGGTCTGTTACTGTACAAAAAAGGGGTGGGGGGTATATTTTTTTACAATCACGCATAGATGAAACACCCTAAGCTGTTACACACTGTTAAGAAGAAGGAGTACTACATGACGGAGAAGCAGAGGACTGTATTCCTTGTTATAGATGAATACTGGAAGAATTTTGGCTATGGGCCGTCCATTGATGACATCATGTACCAGACCGGTGATAAGGGGCGCGGGAATGTTCATCGGATTGTGAAGAAGCTTTGTGAGCTGGGGATTTGCAAGCGGATGAGCAGGAGTGCTCGAAGTGTGCGGCCAAGCTATTTGTCGATGAGGAACATATGAATACCCTACCTACTGATGAAGACTACCTTGCGGCTCTTGGCCCTTGCGGTAAATGAATATTGATGCACTGAGTAAGGCTATTGCTCTTCTTCCTGTTAATGAGCAGGAGGCGTTCTTTGATGAGCTGGATGAGTACCGGGCCAGTCTTTTGCGCGAGGAGGCGCAGGAGGACTTCTTGAAGTTTGTTCACACAATGTGGCCGGGCTTTATTGATGGACGCCACCATAAGGTTATGGCTCGTAAGTTCCAGGAGATTGCGTCGGGGAAGATTAAGCGGCTGATTATCAATATGCCACCCCGCCACACAAAGTCCGAGTTTGCTTCTTACATGTTGCCCGCCTGGTTCTTGGGCAAGTTCCCTAACAAGAAGATCATCCAGACTTCAAACACGGCTGAATTGGCTGTTGGATTTGGCCGGAAGGTGCGTAACCTTGTTGGCAGTGAGCAGTACTCAAAGATCTTCCCTAACGTGAATCTGCGCCAGGATAGTAAGGCGGCTGGCCGTTGGTCGACGAATAAGGATGGTGAGTACTTCGCTATCGGTGTCGGCGGAACAGTAACTGGTAAGGGTGCTGATCTATTGATTATTGATGACCCGCACTCTGAGCAGGAGGCCGCGCTTGCTTCCGGAGACCCATCAGTGTTTGATAAGGTGTACGAGTGGTACACATCTGGTCCACGCCAGCGTCTGCAGCCGGGCGGATCTATTGTTGTTGTTATGACCCGCTGGGCCAAACGAGATCTGACGGGCCGGATTATTCAGTCTTCCCTTGATAAGGATGGAAACGACGACTGGGAGGTAATTGACTTCCCCGCCATCCTGCCAAGCGACAAACCCCTTTGGCCGGAGTTCTGGAAACTTGAAGAGCTGGAGGCGCTGCGCTCTGAACTGCCAGCCGCGAAGTGGAATGCACAGTACCAACAAAGCCCAACCTCTGAAGAGGGCGCGATTGTTAAACGTGAGTGGTGGAAGATCTGGGAGAAGGAAGACCCGCCCCGCTGCGAGTTTGTTATCCAGAGCTGGGATACTGCTTTCTTGAAGACAGAGCGGTCTGATTACTCGGCTTGCACTACCTGGGGTGTGTTCTACATGAATGAAAACTCCGAGGACGCTCACATCATTCTGCTGGATGCATTTAAAAAGCGGATGGAGTTCCCTGAGCTTAAAGCCAAGGCGTTTAACCATTACAAGGAGTGGGAGCCGGATGCGTTTATTGTTGAGGCCAAGGCTTCAGGAGCGCCGTTGATATTTGAATTGCGGGCGATGGGCATACCCGTCCAGGAATTTACTCCAAGTAGGGGAAATGATAAGATGGTACGGATTAACTCTGTAGCTGATCTATTTGCCAGTGGTAAGGTTTGGGCTCCGTCAACACGCTGGGCTGATGAATTAATTGAGGAGATGGCTGCATTTCCAAATTCAGACCACGATGACTTGGTTGACTCCGCTACCCAGGCACTGATCCGCTTCAGAAAAGGCGGCTTCATTCGGCTGGCAACAGATGAGCAGGATGAAATTCGTTCATTCCGGCGCAAAACATCGTATTACTAAGGACAAATATGTCTATTGAAAAGTCCCTCTCCTCCGCTCCAATGGGTTTGGAGTCACTTGCACCCCCAGAAGATGAGGGCATTGAGATTGAGATTGAAGATCCGGAGTCGGTTGAGATCCATATTGGCGACCTTGATATCAAAATTGGCAGCGTCGAAGATGATTTTGATGCCAACCTGGTTGATGAGCTGGATTCGGACGTAGTTAGCCAGCTTGTTTCGGAGTTGATTGAAGATTTTGATGATGACGTTAACTCCCGCAAGGAGTGGATGCAGACTTATGTAGACGGACTCGAGCTGCTGGGTATGAAAATTGAGGAGCGGGCCGAACCTTGGATTGGCGCTTGCGGTGTTTACCACCCGCTTTTGTCAGAGGCCGTCGTGAAATTCCAAGCCGAGGTGATGATGAGCACCTTTCCTGCGGCTGGACCCGTCAAAACCCAGATCATTGGCAAAGAAACCCCCGAAAAGAAGCAAGCCGCTACCCGGGTGGCTGCGGATATGAACTATGAACTCACGGATGTGATGACAGAGTTCCGCCCTGAGCATGAGCGTATGCTGTGGGGCTTGGGTTTGGCTGGTAACGCCTTCAAAAAGGTGTACTTTGACCCCAATCTTGACCGGCAGACCTCCATTTTCGTACCTGCTGAAGACCTAGTTGTCCCTTATGGCGCGTCAGACCTTCAGACTGCTGACCGGATTACCCACGTTATGCGAAAAACGGAGAATGAAATCCGCAAACTGCAGGTTGCTGGCTTCTACTCGGACATTGACCTGGGTGAGCCCAACAATAACCTGGATGATGTTGAGAAAAAGATCGCCGAGAAGATGGGATTCCGTGCAACCACGGATGACCGCTACAAAATCCTGGAGATCAACGTCAATCTGGACCTTGAAGGGTTCGAAGATACGGACAAAGACGGTGAACCCACCGGTATTGCCCTGCCATACATTGTTACAGTTGAAAAAGGCAGTGAAAAGTGCCTGGCAATCCGCCGCAACTGGAACAAAGACGACAAGCTCAAAAGCAAACGCCAGCACTTTGTGCATTACGGCTACGTTCCTGGCTTTGGCTTCTACTGCTTTGGCTTGATCCACCTTGTAGGCGCGTTTGCCAAGTCCGGAACCTCCATCCTGCGCCAGCTCGTAGATGCTGGAACCCTGGCTAACCTACCTGGCGGCTTTAAGACCCGGGGATTGCGTGTTAAGGGTGATGACACCCCAATCGGCCCAGCAGAATGGCGCGATGTTGACGTACCCAGCGGGACTATTTCTGACAACATCATGGCTCTCCCCTACAAGGAGCCAAGCCAGGTACTGGCATTGCTGCTGGACAAGATTGTGGACGAGGGCCGCAAGTTTGCTTCCGCCGCCGACATCCAGGTGGCCGATATGTCCGCCAACTCTCCCGTCGGCACGACCCTGGCTATCCTTGAGCGCACCCTGAAAGTTATGACTGCGGTCCAAGCCCGTATTCACTACTCCTTCAAGCAAGAGCTGATCCTGTTGCGCGACATCATCCGCGACTATACGCCTCCGACGTACAACTACGAGCCGGACGAGGGATCCCCCAAGGCTAAGCAGTCGGACTATGACCTTGTTACAGTTATCCCAGTGTCGGACCCCAATGCGGCCACGATGGCGCAGAAAATTGTCCAGTACCAAGCCGTTATCCAACTATCCCAGCAAGCTCCTGACATCTACGACCTGCCGCAACTGCACCGCCAGATGCTGGATGTACTTGGCATCAAGAACGCAGAGAAGCTGGTCAAGCTTGAGGAGGATGAAGTTCCTGTTGATCCAGTCAGCGAGAACATGAACGCGCTCAATGGCAAGCCCATGAAGGCATTTATGTTCCAGGACCACAAAGCCCACATGACGGTCCACCAGATGTTTATGCAAGATCCAATGATCATGCAGACCATAGGCCAAAATCCCAAGGCCAACCAGATCATGGCGTCCTTGCAGGCTCACATTGCTGAGCACCTGGCCTTTGAGTATCGCAAACAAATTGAGCAGCAGATGGGTGTACCCCTCCCAGCCCCGGGTGAGCGCCTGCCGGAGGATGTGGAAGTTCAACTATCTCAACTCATGGCTCAAGCCGGTCAGCAGGTCAACCAATCCAACTCTGCAGCAGCCCAGCAGCAGAAAGCGCAACAGATGGCTCAAGACCCGCTCATTCAAATGCAACAGCAGGAACTGCAACTCAAGAACGCAGAGATCCAGCGCAAGCAACAGAAGGATCAGCAAGAGATGCAAATCAAATCAAGCCAGTTGCAGCTTGATAGTATGGAGCTTCAAAACAAGAAAGATGTTGAGATGGCCCGTATCCAGGCTGAAGCAGCACGGACTCAAATGCAATTGCAATCCACATCAGCTATTGCACAAGCAAAATTACAAGCAGAAACTCAACATAACCATCAAAAGAATGTAATTTCTGTAGCCCAATTAAAGTCACAAGCTGAAGCGGAACGTCAACGTAATTTGGCTAATTTTAATAAGGGCAACAAATGATTGACAAATACCTGGACCATTTGTCTGCAAAGATAAATGAAAAAGTATCCCAACTCCAAGTGAACATTGCTGATGGCAAGGCAATTGATTACGCGGATTACAAGAAAATGTGCGGAGAGGTTAAAGGTCTGCTCACCGCACGTTTATACATCACAGACCTACAGGAAAGACTGAAAACTAATGACGATGAGTAATTTGGATCTTGTGAATGCTGTTGACTTGTCTCAAATTTTGAACAAGTCCGCAGAAGATAAAGCAAAGCAGCTTCCAAAGCCAAGTGGTTACCGCATTCTTTGCGCCGTACCCGAGGCGGAGGAAACTATTGATGGGTCCAGCCTTATTAAGTCCGCAGACATGATGCGGAATGAAGAGCTGCTAACTACAGTTCTGTTTGTGGTTGAGCTTGGCCCTGATTGCTACAAAGATGAAAAACGGTTCCCCAATGGACCGTACTGCAAACAAGGTGATTTTGTTCTTGTCCGGCCCAACGCTGGTACTCGGCTTCTGATCCATGACCGTGAGTTCCGCATCATCAACGATGACAGCGTTGAGGGTGTTGTTCAAGACCCCCGTGGTATTAAACGCAAATAAGGAGCGTACATGAAATACGATGAATTTAAATTCCCTGACGAGAAGGATGACGACAAGATTGACGATGAGATCATCGTTGAGATTGAAGACGATACCCCTCCAGAGGACCGAAACAAAGACCCTTTGCCTGAAAAAATTAAGGAGGACCTTTACAACGATGAGTTGGAAGACTACTCCACCAAGGTGAAGAAGAAGCTTCTGCAAATGAAGAAGCTGGCGCATGATGAGCGCCGTGAAAAAGAAGCAGCCCTGCGCGAACAAAACCAAGCGGTTGAGTTTGCCCGTAAGTTGATGGATGAGAACAAAAAGCTCAAGTCCAACTTAAACAACAGTGAGAGTAATGTTATTGCAAGCGTTACCCGGGCTGTTGAAATGGAGATGGCTGCAGCCAAGAAGGAGTACCGCGAAGCGTATGACTCTGGCGATACCGACAAAGTAATGGAGGCCCAGGAAAAATTAACCGCTGCACAACTAAAAGCAGACAAGGTTAAGAACTTCCGTCCTCCTGTACAGGAAGAAGAATATGTGATACAACCGCCCCGGCAAGCGGTTAATACTCCTGCTCAAGATCCATCAGCGGTAGCTTGGCAACAAGATAACCCCTGGTTCGGTGAAGATGATGAAATGACCAGCCTGGCTTTGGGGTTGCATGAAAAGCTCCGCAAAGAGGGTGTTAGAGTTTCATCGCAGGAGTATTACAATCGCATCAACCAAACTATCCGCCAGCGCTTTCCAGAGAAATTTGTAGAGCAGGAGGAACAAGATACTCGGCCCAGCCGAAAAAGCTCGGTGGTTGCACCGGCTACACGGAGTACATCCGCAAAACGAGTCAAGTTGACCCAAGGTGAACTTAACTTGGCAAAGAAATTTAACCTTACACCGGAGCAGTTTGCTTCGGAAAAAATCAAATTAGGATCATAAATCATGGCCGAAAACAGAAAACCGCGAGAGCTTGAGGAACGATTGATGGCAGAGCGTCCAAAACAATGGTCGCAGGCAGAAACCCTGCCAGAGCCTGATAAACAACCTGGCTATGCGTACAGATGGATCCGTGTTTCTACTTTGAGTGTTGCTGATCCCCGCAATATCTCTGGCAAATTCCGCGAGGGATGGGAGCCAGTTGCTATTGAGGAGCAACCGAAATTTAGAATGTTGTCCGATGCCAATAGCCGCTTTAGTGGCAATATTGAAATCGGCGGGTTGTTGCTCTGCAAGTGCCCTACTGAGTTTATGGAACAGCGAAACAAATATTTTGCTGACCAGGCTAAAGCTCAAGAGGTTGCTGTGGACAATAATTTGATGCGTCAAAGCGACCCTCGTATGCCACTCTTCAATGAGCGGAAATCGTCGACCAGCTTTGGCAAAGGCGCTTAATTATTTTTTTGGAGTCTTAAATGGCATATCCTACGGTTTCGGCCCCCTACGGCCTTAAGCCGGTCAATTTGATCGGAGGTCAGGTATTCTCTGGTTCTACACGTAACGTGAAGGTCCAGTACGGATACGCTACCAATATCTTTTACGGCGATTTTGTTGCGATTACTCGTGGCTTTGTGACCCGTCTGGCAGTTACTGATGGCGGCTCTGCTTCCACCGGTGCGGCTGGTTACGGTCAAATCGGTATCTTCTTGGGTTGCTCTTACACCAACCCTCTGACCAAGCAAAAGCAGTTCAGCCAATACTGGCCCGCTTCGACCTTGGCTGGTGATGCTGTTGCTATCGTGACTGATGACCCTGACACCATCTTCAAAGCTGCTGTTGTGACATCTCAAGGTGGAACCACTATCGGTTCGGCTTCGAGCGCAATGGTTGGTTTGAACATGACCATCTCCAACCTGGCTGGTAACGTCAATACCGGTAACTCGTCGAACGGCATTTTGGCAAGCTCTGCTGCCACTACCGCTGCTCTGCCTGTGAAGATTATTGATGTTGTGCCTGACACTGCTGTTTCCTTGGGCACCGCCACTTGGTCCAGCGGCACCACCACTTTGACTACCTCTGCTTTGCCTAACGCATTGCCAGTCGGTACTGAAGTTGGTTTCTTGGCCGCAAACGGTCAGTACGTTGGCGCAGCTAACTGGGTTTCTACAGCAGCTACTGCTGGCGCTACCTCTGTTGTTGTCAACGCACAATATGGCGTGGTTAACGCTGGCGGCGCTGCTGCTACTGCAACCGCAATCCCAGCAGGCTCCGTGCTTGTGTTTACGCAGTACACCGAAGTTCTTTGCAAGATCAACTTTGGCTTCCACTCGTACTACACCGCGCTCGGTACTCAAACCGCCTAATAAGGAGTAACTTAAAATGGCTATTTCACGCGCACAACTACTTAAAGAGTTGCTCCCCGGTCTGAATGCCCTGTTCGGTCTGGAATATGCCCGCTACGGCGAAGAGCATAAAGAGATCTACGAAACCGAAACCTCGGAGCGTAGCTTTGAAGAAGAGACGAAACTTTCTGGTTTCTCTGCTGCACCTGTTAAGAACGAGGGTTCCGCCATCGCTTACGACAATGCACAGGAAGCATGGACAGCTCGTTACAACCACGAAACCATCGCTCTTGGCTTCAGCTTGACTGAAGAGGCTATCGAAGACAACCTGTATGACAGCTTGTCGGCTCGTTACACCAAGGGCCTGGCTCGTGCTATGGCGTACACCAAACAGGTGAAAGGTGCTGCCCCCCTGAACAACGGCTTTAGCGCTGCCTATACCGGCGGTGACGGCGTTGCTCTGTTCAGCACTGCTCACCCCTTGGTGAATGGTGGCACCAACAGCAACACCCCAACCACTCAAGCTGACTTGAACGAGACTTCTCTGGAAGCCGCCGTTATTCAAATCGCCGCTTGGACGGACGAGCGTGGTCTGTTGATTGCAGCTAAGCCCAAGAAGCTGATCGTTCCTCCTGCTCTGCAATTCGTTGCCACTCGTCTGTTGGAAACCGAACTCCGCGTCGGCACCAACAATAACGATATCAATGCGTTGAAGAACAATGGTTCGGTGGCTGAAGGCTATACCATCAACCACTTCTTGACCGACAACAACGCTTGGTTCTTGACGACTGATGTGCCTAACGGTATGAAGCACTTTGTCCGTACTCCGCTGTCTAACAGCATGGACGGCGACTTCGATACCGGTAACGTGCGTTACAAGTCTCGTGAGCGTTACAGCTTCGGCTGGTCTGATCCTTTGGGTATGTTCGGCTCCAGCGGCTCGTACTAAACCATAAGGTTTTAAAGAAGGCTCCTCCGGGGGCCTTTTTTATTGCACCTACTTTAAATTGGTGGTATATTGAGTTATCTGGGTGATTGCCCTTACCGCCACTGCCCCAGCAGACGATGCAACGATTGGTAAGGGTTCTTTTGCATAAGGACTTTTTGTCATGGCACGTTCTACTTTCGAAGGCCCGATTCTCGCGGGCGACAACCGTTTTGGCCCTCTGCGTAATGTGGGTTCCCCTTTGCTGGCGCAACACATTGATATTAGCTTTGCCAACACAACCGTTGGAACAAACACTTACAGCGGAAGTTCCGGTGTTTTTGTAAACGGCAACACGATTCAAAACGTAAATGGCGTTGTTTACACCCCCGGCACCTCGACTTACGGAGCCGTAGCACTCCCCGCAGACACCGACACCAACGTCTATCGTGGCGCGGTTATGTATTTGCCTACGGGCTGTAACTTTGATGGCGTCAACGTAGACTGCCAGACCGTTGTGGGCGTCGCAGGCGGCACTGCAGCACTGACCTCCGCTACCGTGTATGTATCCAACAACTACACCGCAGATGGCGGCACCGCTGCATACTTTAAAACCGGTGCCATCAGCGCTGTTGGTCGTCAGGCTTTGTCTACGTTCACTGCAACTCAGATCAACAACCAGTCAAGCACATCCGTTGACATCATCCAACCGAACGGACAACCAAACCTGTCTCAAGTTGTGATTACGGTGGCCATTGTTGGTACAGCTTTGGACACACGAACCTCTTTGACGGGCGCTTTCTCGTTCCTTGCTCGTTACTTCCAAAACGACCCCAATGTTGGTACGCTCACCACCTACCCATTTGGCAACCTCGACTAATTGAGCAGTAGGGGCTTCGGCCCCTTTCTTTGGACTTAAGGAGCTAATATGTCTGGTGGATGGACCGTTGTTGACTACAACTCAAATAAGTCGTTGCCCATTACGGGTATTGCTAGTTCTGGCACTGTAGCGCCGTTTGTTACCCCTGCACTTGGCTCTCAAGACCCAGTAGGTAAGTTTCGCGTATCTACGCCACAAGCCCTGATTGACACCGACTTTGAGTACGGCACACAGCCGACCAAGTGGGAAACCATTGCCCTGCAGAATAACCGCCAAAGCGTTTACTTCATCCAGCAGCAGCCCATCGGTGTTAACAGCATTACGGGCACGACTACCCTGACACTCACTGGCGCGTTTGTGGTTGCGGCTAACACCCCAATCTTCATCCAGAACGCCACCGACCCCAATGCAAACGGCTGGTGGTATACCGCTGCGGGTGGCACAAACTCCATGACCGTAATCCCCACTACGGCTTGTGCTGCAGGGGAAAAATATAGCGCAACTTCAACCTACACCTATGTGGGCTACTTCTACTCTAACTGTGGTATTGAGGTTGGGGCTAATGCGTTTACGACTGATGGCACTAGTAATGTGACCGTAGCTACATCCAATGCCCACGGCTTGCAAGCTGGCAGCTATGTGTACATCCGAGGTACAACAAGCTCCGGTACTATTATTAACGGTGCTCAAATTGTTACTATTGTTGCGACTTCCAACGCTTTTAGGTTTACCAATACCAATGGCTCTGTTGCTGCGGCTGCAATCACCAACTCTGCTGGCACTAACGTAGTTTATGCCCGTCCTTCTGGCTACACAGAGCCTCGCAGCTTTGATGGCGGCGTGGCCTTTACGGCTGGTGGCGGTACACCTAACCAACAGTTGATCCGCCAAACTCGTCGTTACTTCCGCTACCAATCGGGTAAAGGTATTCAGTTCTCTACCGGCTCTTCACTGAAGCCCGCGCTGTTTGTTACCTCGTTGACCGGTAGCACTACTACGGCCACGGTAACCACTCGATACGCCCACAACCTGACGGTTGGCGCAAACATTCAAGTTGTAAATGCAGACCAAGGTGTGTACAACGGCAACTTTACTGTTGTTACAGTTACATCCCCCAACGTATTCACCTACACAACCGTGAATAGTGTTGGCGCAGCTACCACCGCTACCGGTATCATCCGTATTAGCCCAACTAGCTGGTACGGGTCGTCCAACCGCGTGGGTATGTTTGACCAGCAAAACGGCGTGTTCTTTGAGTTTGATGGACAGAAGCTGTACGCAGTTCTTCGCAACTCCATCAACCAAATCAATGGCACGGTTGCAGTAACCAATGGCTCCGCTACGGTAACTGGAACAGGAACTGCTTTTGCTACCCAATTAGCTCCCGGCGACTACATTGTCATCCGTGGACAGTCTTATAAAGTAGTTATTATTACCAGCAATACAGACTTAAAAATATCTCCTGAGTATCGTGGTTCAACCATCTCTGGCGCTCTGGTATCCAAGACTATTGATGTCAGGGTTCCTCAGTCTCAGTGGTATGACAAGTGCGATGGTACGGGCGCATCTGGGTACAACATTGACTTGACAAGAATGCAGATGTTCTACATCGACTACTCTTGGTACGGCGCTGGTGTGGTGCGTTATGGATTCCGTGCCACCAACGGACAAGTGACCTATGTCACCCAAATCCAGAACAACAACCGCCAGTTTGAAGCCTATATGCGCTCCGGTAACATGGCGGCGCACTATGAGTCCAATGGTCAGTCTCCTATTACCTTCTTGACCGCGACACTGCAGTCGAGCGGTACTACTACCACAACAGCCGCAATTACCACCTCTAGCCTAAGCATACCCCTGACATCCGTCGCCAACTTTAATGCTGCTGGCGTGGTGCTTATCGGCAGTGAGTACATTTCTTACTCTGGAGTCTCGGGCACTACATTGGTAGGCTGTGTTCGTGGTTATGGCGGCACCACTGCGCGGGGCTATCCTTCCGGCACTACTGTTACCGCATCCTCTATGGACATTGCAGACGGCACTGGGTTTGCTCCATCAGGCACTGTAAAAGTGCAAGCTGCTAGTGTTACGGGTGCTATTGAGTACATTCGGTACGCTGGTAACGATGGTAGCTTCCTGTACGGCCTGACTCGCGCCCAGACTGGTGGTCAAGCAGCAGCAACAACCTTCACCTTCAGCGCCACAGCGCCGACTGCAGTTGAGTTTGCCTCTCCTGATACCGTACCATCTTTGTCTCACTGGGGTTCTTCGGTCATCATGGACGGTCAGTTCAACGATGACAAGTCGCTGATTTTCAACTACGGCACGAACGCCCAGTTGACCTTGGCTACGTCTACTACACAAGTGACCCCAATTTTGGCTATCCGTATCGCTCCATCTGTGGACAACGGTCAAGTAGGCTTGCTCGGTGCCAAAGAGATCATCAACCGTATGCAGTTGCAGTTGGTTGAGTTGGGTGTTGTAACTTCCGGCCCTGTGCTAATTAACTTGATTTTGAACGGCTATGTGTCGGGCGGAACATGGGGTAACTGGGCACCGCCATTGGCTTTGGGTTCCGGTGCTTACTCATCGTCTCTGGCGCAAGTAGCTGTGAATACTGGCCCAACCGGTACTCTGGTTGGCGGTGAGTCTGTGGCTGCAGCGTACACCAATACCAACGGTCAAACTACTCTGGACTTGAGCTTTGTGCGTGACTTGGGTAACTCCATCTTGGGCGGGGGCACTTCTAGCTCAGTGCCTACAGCACAGTCCAATGTGTACCCAGATGGCCCGGACATCTTGTATGTGTGCGCCACTAACGTGGTAACTGCAGCAACTCCAACTATTCTGGCTCGTCTAAGCTGGAAAGAAGCCCAGGCGTAATGTATGGCTACCAAGTCACCAGCATGGACTCGCAAGGAAGGCAAGAACCCCAACGGCGGCTTGAACGCCAAGGGGCGGGCCTCTGCGAAAAAACAAGGCATGAATTTGAAGCCTCCCCAGCCGGAAGGCGGCAGCAGGCGCGACTCTTTTTGTGCAAGAATGTCTGGAATGAAGAAGAAGCTTACCAGCGCCAAAACCGCCAACGACCCGAACTCGCGTATCAACAAGAGTCTTAAAGCTTGGAACTGCTGACATGACTGAACATCACGACACCCTTAAAAACGCCATCGACATTCTTGCTCCTATAGCAGCAATTGGTGCGTTTCTTGAGTTCATTTCGCCGGTGTTTGGCCTTATCGGAGCAATTCTTGCGGTCATGCGTATCGCTGAGATGGTGACCGGTAAAGACTTTGTTGACCTCATCCGACGCAAAAAATAAAGGATACATCATGGCAATGGTTCCACCAAGCCCCTACGATAAGCTTACCAACATTAACCGTGGTATGCCTCAAGTTGCTCAGCCAGCAACGACCACGCAGATGCGCCCATCTCCTCCAAGCTTGCGTGGTTTTATGAACCAGCATCATGGTCATTTTGGTGGCAGTCACTTTGGTATGCTCCCTCCAGGTATTGATCCACGCGCCATCGCTGCTAACCCTCAAGGTTACCAACAGTTTTTGCGTCAAGCTCAACAACAAGAGCAGCAGCGTCCTGGTACCACATTTTTGGGTCAAACTCCACAACCTGAGATGATGCCTGGACTGATGCCAAAATCCGCTGGCACTGGCCTGGATATGTTTAGCAATGACCAGGAAAAAGCAAAGGCAGCACAATACGCTGCAATGATGCAATACCAGCAAATGCAAAAAACAGCGGGTCAACAACCCGAAATGAAGCCAGGTTTAAGCCAGCAAGAACTGCAGAAAAAACTTTCTGAGCAGCAGTTGTATGGTCTTGGTCCAAATGACCAACCAATGCAGCCCATGCAGCCTGCAAATTATGGTGATCGTTTAACTCAACCAATGCAGCCCATGCAGCCGGGTATGGATTTTGGATTAAACCAGCCATCTCCACAACCTGGAATGCAACCTTCCCAATATGGAGGCTCTCCTCCTATGAGCTTGGGTAAATTTCAAAATACCATGCAGGGTACTCCAAGCAATCCTCCCATGAATTTGAGTGGACCTATGACTCAACCCTTGCAACCACTGCAATCCAACAATTTGATGCAGCAAGTTGGAATGAAGTAATATGCCTTCGGTTAGTAAGAAGCAACACAATTTCATGGCTGCTGTGGCCCATAGCCCTGCTTTTGCCAAGAAAGTAGGAGTCTCACAGTCCGTGGGGCAAGACTTTAACAATGCCGATAAAGGCAAAAAATTCTCTAAAGGTGGTGATACTATGGCTACAAAAATGGATCCTCGCGTAATGCAAATGATGGCTGCTAAGGCTGCTGCTTCTCGCGCCCCTATGAAGCGCCCGATGCCTGCAGCTCCGGCTATGGCTCCTGGCATGAAAAAAGGTGGCGCTACTAAAAAGATGGCTGGCGGCGGATTGGCTGCTGGCCACAAAAGTGCTGATGGCGTTGCAACCAAAGGCAAAACTACAACCAAACAAATTGTTATGAAGAAAGGCGGGAAGTGCTAATGGCTACTCAATCAAATTATGATGACTATGATGAAATGGCTGGAGTTGAAGATGCCATTGCAGCGCAAAAAGCAGCCGCTGATCAAGAGGATGATACTTCCGCTCTGAAAGCTTATAGTCCAGCGGCATCCGAAAATAAACCTGCTGTTAAAAAACCCAAACCAGCAGCTAAGCCAGCGGCTAAAACCTATACTTCAAATTATTCAAATGAAGGTAGTAAATACAAAGCGCCTGCAAGCACCTCCACCCCAACTGATGTAACTCAAATGTCGGTTAATGATCGTCTAAAGGCTGCAAAAAACAAATCTCGTGAAGGAACCACTGATTCGCGTTCCGTAAATGAACGATTTCGTTCGGCATTTGGGTTTAAGTCTGGAGGAGCTGTTAGTTCCGCATCACGCAGAGCTGATGGTATTGCCACCAAAGGTAAAACTCGTGGAAAGATGTGTTAATCATGGCAAACGCTACCCCCCAAAACGTGGATGAGCCAGTTGGATCCAAAAATACAAAGTTTGAGGATTACGAAAGCTTGATCCGTGTGGATGGAAAGCCTGTGCAAAAAAGCACTCCGCAAACAAAATATGGAATAGCTGGTAAATTAAAAAATTCTGGCAATGCCGTCAACTACGGAGTAGCAAGTCGTCCTAAAAACCCTGACGCCGCTACCAGCGACAGCAAAACTAACGCTATGGGTGATACCTACGCCAAGGGCGGCATGACCGCATCCAGACGCGCTGATGGTATTGCTCAACGTGGCAAGACAAAGGGCACGATGGTTATGTGTGGTGGCGGCATGGCTAGGGGTCGCAAGTGAGAGCCAGTCGCGGCATGGGGGACATCAATCCCTCTAAAATGCCATCAGCCAGGAAGGTTGCCCGCCGTGACAACACTGACTTCACGGAGTACGCAAAAGGTGGTCCGGTTGGTTTGTACGCCAACATTAACGCCAAGCGGAAACGTGGAGCAAAGATGCGTAAGCCAGGCGCTAAAGGCGCACCCACAGATCAAGCATTCATTGATTCAGCAAAAACTGCAAAGAAGTAAGGAAACAACATGTCCCAATTCACATTGACCACTGAAGAAGATGCATTGGTTATTACTGCATTGCGTAACAAAGCAACGCAGTATTCAGCCATGTTTGGATCTTCCGACCCTGCACTAGATGCATTGATCGCCAAGGTTGAGGGGCAATTAACCCCCGTGGCCCAAGAGGTTCAAGCCGTAGAAGAAAAGCCCGTCAAGGCCAAAAAATCCAAGGCTGAGTAAACATGACCACCTCCGGCTCCACCGCCTTCAATCTTGAGTTTGTAGAACTTGCTGAAGAAGCCTGGGAGAGAGCTGGCCGCGAGATGAGGTCTGGTTATGACTTGCGTACTGCACGTAGGTCAATGAACCTTATGACCATTGAGTGGGCCAATCGCGGGTTAAACATGTGGACGATTGAGACTGGGACCATAACCTTGACCCAGGGCTTGAATACGTATGCGCTACCTACAGACACGATTGATCTACTTGATCATGTGATCCGTACTCAGCCCAACGTAGCATCCACTCAATCCGATTTGAGCATTACCAGGATTAGCGTATCCACTTACGCAACAATCCCCAACAAGTTGACTCAAGGGCGTCCAATCCAAGTATGGATACAGCGTCTTTCAGGCCAGGTGAACCCTACCAGCGCAACGCTTAGCTCAACCATCTCCTCCACGGATACGTCTATAACACTCAGTACAGTTGTTGGGCTTGCCGGGTCTGGCTACATCCGCCTGGACTCAGAGGACATTTACTACACCTACATCTCAGGTAACACGCTTGGCGGAGTGTTTCGTGGTCAGAACAATACCACCGCAGCATCTCATACGGCTGGCGCTGCTGTTAGTGTTCCACAGCTCCCGGCCATAACGGTGTGGCCTACGCCAGATGGATCTCAGACATACCAGTTTGTGTACTACCGCCTGCGTCGGGTTCAGGATGCTGGGGATGGTAGCAACACTGCCGATATGAATTTCAGGTTCCTGCCTGCTGTTACGGCTGGCTTGGCCTACTACATAGCCATGAAGGTTCCTGAGTTTCAGAACCGCCTTGATATGTTGAAGGCTGTTTATGATGAGCAATTTAAGCTGGCTGCTGGCGAAGACCATGAAAAAGCTACGTTGCGGCTTGCTCCAAGAATTGCATACATTGGTGGCGGCTATTAATGGCTTCTCCATACGCATCAGGCAAATACTCGATTGCCGAGTGTGATAGGTGCGGCCAGCGTTTCAAGCTTAAGCAGTTGAAGATTGAGGTTATAAAGACTAAACTGTATCAATTGAAGGTGTGTGAAGTATGCTGGGATCCAGACCAGCCGCAGCTTCAATTGGGCATGTACCCAGTTAATGATCCACAAGCAGTGTATCAACCAAGGCCAGATACAACCTATGTTTCCGCCGGTCTTAACACTTCCGGATTTAATACTGGTGGATCTCGTGATATTCAATGGGGTTGGAATCCAGTTGGTGGTTCCAGCCAATTTGATGCAACCTTAACGCCCAATTACTTGGTTGGAACCACAAGTGTTGGTACAGTAACAGTAACGGTTTCGTAGGAGTAAATTATGGCTAAAGAAAACATGAAGATGGACATGGCGCAAGACAAAGCCATGATCAAAAAAGCATTCAAGCAGCATGACGCTCAAGAGCACAAGGGCGGCAAAGGCACTTCCTTGAAACTCAAAAAAGGTGGCGTCACCGGTAAAGCTATGCGAGCTGTTGGCCGCAACATGGCCCGTGCAAACAATCAAAAGTAAGGTCAATCATGGCTACATTTAGTAAAAAAATGATGGGCAAAGAGGTTGGTTCTGCTGATGTGTACGCGCAGCCGCACACCATGTCTGGCAAGAAAATGACCCAGGCACCGGTGGAGTTTGGAACCAACCCCGGCTTTCCTCCCAACAAAAGCAAGCTTGAGAATATTGATGTGAGCGTTGGCAACATCAGTAAGTCTGCTGGCAATGAGCCAATCAAAACCTCCGGCATCAAAATGCGCGGTACTGGTTGCGCTACCAAAGGCACAATGTCCAGAGGTCCGATGGCATGAACTACGCTGCGCTTGTAGTTGCGATTTCCGATTACACGGAGAACACCTTTGAAACGGTGGATGTAAACCTGTTTATTACGCAGGCAGAGCAACGCATCTATAACTCAGTTCAGTTCCCCTCGTTGCGTAAAAACGTAACGGGAGCAATCACATCCGGCAACAAGTATATTTCCTGCCCAGATGATTTCCTGGCACCTTACTCTTTGGCAATCTATCCCCAGGCTGGTGGAAGTTACACATACTTACTCAACAAAGATGTTAACTTCATGCGTGAAGCATATCCAAACCCAGCAAGCACGGGCACTCCAAAGTATTACGCAATTTTTGGCCCAACCGTAAACTCTGGAACTATAACCAATGAGTTGACACTGATTCTTGGGCCAACCCCGGACGCTGTATATAGCACGGAGCTGCATTACTACTATTACCCAGAGTCAATCACTACCGCCTCCACAACTTGGCTTGGCGATAACTTTGACTCGGTGCTTTTGTATGGTGCTCTGGTTGAGGCTTACACCTACATGAAGGGTGAGGCCGACATGATTACCCTGTACAACCAAAAGTACATGGAAGCACTTGCGCTTGCTAAACGTCTGGGTGATGGTATGGAGCGCCAGGATGCCTATCGCAGTGGTCAACTAAGGGCGAAGGTTAACTGATGGCTATCATTCAAACCCAAACCACCAGCTTCAAAGAAGAGCTGTACCAGGCTGTGCATAACCTGTTGACAGATAATATCAAGATTGCGCTGTACACAGGTAATGCCAATATTGGACCAGACACTACTGTGTACACAACTTCCAATGAGGTTGTAGCTTCCGGGTATACGGCTGGTGGAAACACACTAACAGGTGTTACAGTTAATAGCTCTGGATACACGGCTTATGTAAACTTTGCCAACACAAGTTGGACTGGGTCTATCACCGCCCGCTGCGCTTTAATTTACAACTCAAGCAAGAGTAATAAGTCAATTGCTGTTATTGACTTTGGATCTGACAAGTCTTCAACTACTACGTTCTTGATTACTATGCCAGCTAATACCTCAACCACCGCATTAATACGGAGTTCAAATTGATTGTTACCACCACTAAAGGCGACATGGATGATTCTTTGCTTAACAGGAAAGCAGGGGTTGTTGATAATGAAAATGAGTACACAACCTGGGTAGAGTACTGGCTAGACGATGAGCTTGTTCATCGTTCCGCTCATGTAACACTGAAAAAGATGCCGGGGCTTACTACTGGCGAAGCTGGCACCATTTAAGGAAATATCATGGCAAATACCCAATCAATGTGTACCTCGTTCCTTGGTGAACTGATGACTGCTACGCATAATTTTGGCGTTGCACCTACTCGTGGAACAACCGCAGCAGACACCTTCAAGGCGGCCTTGTACTACACCACAGCTACTGTAAACGCAGCAACTACGGCCTACTCAGCTACTGGTGAAGTTTCTGGCACGGGCTATACAGCGGGCGGTACTACAGTAACAAATGCAACAGCCCCGGCATCAACAAATACCTCGACTACTGCAGGAACAGGATACTGGACGCCGTCTGCAAGCTTTACTTGGACTACAGTGACGATTAGCACGGCGTTTGATACTGTGCTGCTCTACAACTCCACCCAGTCCAATAAGGCCGTCAGTGTCCACACGTTTGGCTCTCAGACCATCACTGCAGGGAACATCACCATCACGATGCCTGCCAATGCGGCTGGGACTGCTTTACTGCGCTTGGTTACAACCTAACCTGTCGCTTCCCAGAGGGAAGTTTGTATGCGTATTGCTAATCGCTTATCAAGTATTACATACCTTGGTGTGGTGATTAATATATATGAAGCTAATGCCGGTGAAGGTATACCAATGCATACACATCTTTTTTCTCATGGAACTGTATGCCAAACTGGATCCTGCAAAATTACAATTGATGAAAATTCTTTTGTTATACCAAGCGGCATGTTTTATGAAATGCCAGCAAATACAGCGCATGAAATTGAAGCTTTGGAAGATGGAACCATTATTGTTAATATAGTTCCAAACCAAGGAATTATGGTAAATGCATAATGGCGCAAATAATTCTTTACCCAACAAATACTCCTCAATCTTGGAATCTTCCGGCTGATTGGAATGACGCTGCAAATACCATTGAAATATATGGTGCTGGAGGAAGTGGAAGAAATGGAGATGCAGCTTTTTCAGGTACCGGTGGTGGTGGCGGCGCATACGTACTAGCAACTAATGTACCGCTTAAAGCAGCAGATGCCGCTGGATATGTAATTGACAAAATTTATAGCTCTGGCTATTTATGGTATGGAGTTGTTGCGATTGACGGTTGCACTGGATTACCAATTATTGGTAGTTTAGTATTTGCGGCTAATGGCACTAATGGTTTAAATGGTGGTCAAGGTGGTCCGTATGGCGGCGCTCAAATAGCTGGCGCTGTTTACACTACAATTTCAAGGGCTGGTGGTAACGGCGGTTTAGGAAGAACTTCAACTACTGCTGCCGGTGGTGGAGGTGGTGGTGCGGCTGGACCTAATGGAAATGGCGGCGCAGGTGGTGCAAACACTGCAACACTTGGGACAACAGGTCGAGGCGGCGGAGGCGGTAATGGTGGAACGGCTGGGTCCAGTACCTCTGCAACAGGCGGAACTGCAGGAACAGGCGCTGGCGCTGGAGGTACGGGTGGTGCCGCATCTAATTCAGGTAGCGCGGGCGGAAATGGCACTTCTGTTTACTCTGGTGGTGGTGGGGGCGGTGCTGGTGATGGTACAGGAACTACTGTTGGCGGTGCTGGTGGAACTTATGGCGGCGGTGGTGGCGGTGGTGCTTCTTCCGTTATTTCAACGGGTGGAGCTGGTGGTGCAAGTATTATCATCATCAATTACACCCCAATCCCAACTGTAACTGTAGCTCTAACATCCGCATCAGCCTCTGGCAGTTTGGGTGCACTTGTTTTTTCAAAGAGTGTAGCTATAACTTCTACAGCTGCATCTGGTTTTTCCTCTACCCCGAGGTACACCTATTCAACGCTCCTTGGCAATAATACGGCGAGCGGTTTCGCGGGAACTGAAACCTACGCTTCTGATGTGCAGGTAAATGCAACCGGGGTTATTGCATCTGGTTTTGCCGCAACACCCATTTATGCTTTAACCAATTCCACTACAGGCACAAGCGCGCTCGGACAAACAGCTACACCGGTGTATGCGCTTACATCACCTATCTCAAACACAAGTGCTGCCGGGCAAGTAGCCTTTCCGGCATATGCGGTTTCCTTAGCTACTTCTGGTGTAGCTACATCAGGGCTGCTGGGCACTGTTGTATTTTCAACAACTATAACTTTTGACATAACAGCAGTCACAGCCTCCGGCTATGCCTCAGACACAACCATGTCTTTGGGTGCGGAGCTTACCTCTGCCCCCTCTACAGGAGTCCTTCAAACGCTAGTGTATGGAATAACGCCAAGCCTTACATCTGTGGTAGGATCAGGATCAGCGTCTGGGTTTGCCTCTTATGCTGTAACGCAGGCACTTACAGGGACGTATGCAAACGGCTATATTGGTCAGGTTGTATCTGTTGGCTGGAGGGTGATACCAACACCACAAACCCCTGGCTGGGATGATGTTGGTAACGCGCAAACGTCAAGTTGGAGCACTGTAAGCAACATGCAAACTTTGAATTGGACCGATGTTAGCAACACTCAGACGTCAAATTGGGGTGCTATAAACAACTTGCAAACAGCAAATTGGACTGCTGTTGGCAATACCCAAACATCAAACTGGACTGATGTTAGCAACACGCAAGCTTCGAATTGGGGTGCTGTTGGTAACACGCAGAATCCAAACTGGAATGGCATTGGTAACAATCAAAATTCAAATTGGGGTGGTGTTAGCAATACCCAAGCGCCAGGCTGGGATGCTGTAAACAACCCTCAAGACCCAGGATGGGTAGACGTTAACACTTAAGGATTAGCTATGGCTGTCAATTACACATCTTTACTGAACCTGGCGCAGCCCGTAAACGGTACGGAATCTGGAACCTGGGGAAGTGATGTAAACAACGGCATCTCGTCGTATCTGGACATTGCTATTGCTGGCGGCTTGGCGGTAACTGTAACTGCTTCTGATGTGACGCTTGCACCTACCCAAGGAACAAGCTCTGGAACAAACATCACCTCAACAACCTCGCAGTACGCCATTCTGAACGTAAGCGGCCTGATGACTGCTGCGCGTAACCTGATTGTCCCAAGTACCAGCAAGTGGTACATCATTAACAACGATACCACCGGCGGCTTTGCACTTACGGTAAAAGGCGCGGCAACTTCAGGCGTGGCTCTTGTCAATGGCGAGAGAGCACTTGTTGCCTGGAATGGAACTGACTTCGTAAAGATTTCCGGGGTGTCTGGTCCTGGTGTATTCACTTCAGTCACAGCTACCTCTGTTACAGACTCCGGGCTTACCTCTGGGCGTGTGACCTATGCATCCACCGGTGGACTGCTGGTTGACTCTGCCAACATGACATTTAACGGCACGGTGCTCACATCGAGCTTTGCCGGGCCAGTTGCCGCCACAACCCTTAGCGCATCCAGCACGGTGAGTGGGGCAGGGTTCACCACTTACTTGGCAAGCCCTCCAGCCATTGGCGGTACGGCTGCTGCGGCTGGATCGTTCACTACGCTGTCTGCCTCGTCTACGGTAAGCGGGACAGGTTTTTCTACCTACCTAGCAAGCCCCCCGGCTATCGGCGGCACAGCAGCGGCTGCAGGCGCGTTCACTACCCTGACGGCGTCAACCAGCTTTGTTGGCCGGATCAACCCCCGCGTCCTTGCCAGCACCGCTAACAGCGCCACGCCTACCATCAACACCGACAGCTACGACATAGTGGTTATCACGGCGCAATCCGCAGCCATTACCTCGTTTACCACCAACCTGACCGGAACCCCGGTCAACGGCCAGAAGCTGTGGATTTCCATAACTGGTACGGGCGCTATTGCAATTACTTGGGGCGCTTCGTTCGAGTCCTCCACAGTCACACTGCCCACCACCACGGTAACCACCAACCGACTTGATGTTGGCTTTGTCTGGAACGTGGCTACTAGCAAGTGGCGTTGTGTTGCTACCGCGTAAGGAGACGGCATGTCAAAGTGTGCTGTCTGCGTAAACAACGTAGTTGTCAACATCATCGTTGCCGATGTGGACGCGCCGTGCCCTGTGGAGAATGGGGTATTGGTCGCAGTTGATGACATTGATTGCGATATTGGCTGGGTGTACACGGGCACAGGGTTCGTCAACCCCAACCCTCCCGAATGGAGTGATTTGTAATGACTACAGTCGTCTTAACAAGCGGGACAACGTGGACGGTCCCAAGCGACTGGACAAGCTCAGGCGCGACCCTTGAAGTCATCGGTGCTGGTGGCTCAGGGCGTGTTGGTGGTAACGGTAACGGCTCTGCCGCTGCCGGTGGCGGAGGGTATTCAAGAAATACGGTAGCAGCGCTGACTGCGGGGCAGTCCATCACCATTGCAATTGGTGCTGGTGGAGGGGCTAAAAGCGCTACCTCAACCGACGGTACAGCGGGCGGCGACACTTACCTCGGTGCGGCTGTTGTAACCGGCTCAATCTCGTCAACCACGTTAACGGTTACCGGAGTAACGTCTGGCACCCTTTATGTCGGCTCGTACATTACGGGGACGAGCGTAACGGCGGGGTCTTACATCACGGCATTTGGCACGGGTTCTGGTGGGGTTGGTACTTACACCGTCTCCGCATCGTCAAGCGCAGGCTCCACGACCATCACAGGGTATCTAGCTCTTGCTAAAGGCGGAGGCGCTGGAGTTTCAGGTTCGGGTGGCGCGGGTGGGGCTGCGGCATCGGGTTACGGGACTACAAAATACTCGGGTGGGAATGGTGGGGAACCTGGTGCAGGTGGTACTGGCGGTGCTGGCGGCGGCGGTGCTGGCGGCTATGCCGGTAACGGTGGCGCAGGAGGGGCTGTTGGTAGTTCTCCGGGGGGCATGGGCGGCGGCGGTGCCGGTGGCTTAACCGGAGCTGGGTCTGTAGGTGCAACAAGCTCGGGATCAAACGGAGCAGCAGGTGGAGCGTCAGGTTACTCTGGAAGCTCCCCGGGTTCAGGTGGTACATCAGGGTCACAAGCAGGGGGCGCTGGCTCCAATGGTGCTGGTGGTGGCGGTGGTTATGCCGGTGCAAGCGGCACGGGCGGTGCGGGCGGCGCGGGACCTGACGCGAGTGTTCTAGGCCAATACTCTGGTGGCGGCGGTGGTGGTGCGGGGCGAGTGGGTACGGTAACAAACCCTGCTGGTGGGTCTGGCGGTGGTTATGGCGGCGGCGGCTCTGGTGGTATCGGCGGGTCCACAACCCCCGGCGCTTCAGGAGCTGGTTCTAACGGCGTGATTGTCATCAACTACACCAGCGCCGCAAACGGAAACTTCTTCTTTTTGTTCTAACATGATTGACCCGATTACCGCTTTCGCCACAGCCCAAGCGGCCATCAAGGGGATCCAGGCCGCGATCAAGATGGGCAAGGACATTGGAGCCATCTCCGGTGACCTGATGAAGTTTTTTGAGGCCAAGGACGTTGTTGCCAAGGCAGCGGTGAAACCGGGCAAGTCGGACACCGCGCAGGCGCTTGAGAACGTACTTAGGGCTAAGCAACTGCAAGACGCCGAGGACGAGATTAAGCGGACATTAATTTGGTCAGGACACGCGGACGTATGGGAAGCCCTTTTGGTGGAGCGGAATAAGCTGGTGCAAAATCGCAAAGCGGAGGAAGCGGCTATGGAAAAAGAAAAAGCCAAGCGCAAGAAAGAAATTGAAGAAGTTATTGAAATGGTATTGTTGGTGATCCTCATCTCCCTGGTGATTACACTGGGCGTGTGGGGCACTATGGAATACATTGACTTTATGCGGAAATAATATGAATGAACTACTTGGAATACTTAAAGGCATTGCTCCTGCTGTCGCAACTGCTGTTGGAGGGCCTCTTGGTGGTCTTGCTGTTACCGCTATTGCCAACAAGTTTGGCGTGGCTGATGACGTTAAAGCCGTGGCGCAAGCAATCGCAGGAGACCCGGAAGCGGCGACCAAACTGGCTGAACTAGACCTCAAGCAGTTTGAGTTGGAGAACGCTGACCGCGACTCTGCTCGGCATATGCAGGAAACTGCGCTGAACCAAGACGATAAGTTTGCCAAGCACTTCATCTATTGGTTTGCATGGTTCTGGTCGGTAGGTTCAATGGCCTACTTTTTTGCCATCACGTTTGGGCAGGTTCCAGCCAGCGGCAAGGACTTCGGTAACATCATCCTTGGCTTTTTGCTGGGTACTGCCGTGGCTACCATCATTTCGTTTTTTTACGGCTCCAGCAAGTCCAGTAAAGACAAGACGGACACCATGACAAAAGGGGTTTTGAAATGAATTTAACAGAACACTTCACCCTTGCAGAACTAACCCACACAGACCACCGTCAGTTTGACAACACACCCAATGACCAAGAGCTTGCAAATCTGGTTCGCGTTGCTGAATTATTGGAGCAGGTCAAGTCTGCCATCGGAGGTAAGCCCATCATGGTCAACTCTGCTTTCCGCAGCAAGCAGGTCAATGACGCCGTCGGATCCAAAGATACCAGCCAGCATCGACTGGGTTGCGCCGCAGACATCCGCGTCCCAGGCATGACTCCAGACCAGGTGGTTCGTGCTGTCATTGCTGCCAAGCTTCCTTTTGACCAGATCATCAGGGAGTTTGATGCTTGGACGCATATCAGTGTAGTAAATGACATTGGTCACTCCCCCCGCCGACAAGCACTCATCATTGACAAAGCAGGCACTCGCGCATTTGCCTGATTCATGGGAAAATGAGTTATGCCACTAAAAAAGATTTCCCTCAAGCCTGGTGTTAACCGTGAGAACACGCGCTACACCAATGAGGGTGGCTACTATGAATCGAACCTGGTTCGGTTTCGTCAAGGTACGCCTGAAAAAATCGGTGGCTGGCTGCAAATTTCTGCCAGTACATTTTTGGGTGTTTGCAGGTCTTTATGGAACTGGGTAACTCTTGGTGCACAAAACTTAATGGGCGTTGGCACAAACCTCAAGTACTACATTGAGAATGGTGGAGCTTACTACGACATTACACCAATTCGAGCTGAGTCCACTCTTACCAACCCATTCACTACGGTATATCTATCAACAACAATTACAGTAACAGATGCTTCTGGTGGGTATAGTAACGGTGATTTTGTTACGTTCTCCCCATCTGTTACTGTTGGTGGAATTACGATTGGCGGTGAATATCAAATAACCGCATCAACCGGGGCCACCACCTACACCATTACCTCAACATCAGCAGCTACCTCTGGGGCAACTGGTGGTGGTACTGTATATGCCGTTTACCAGGTTTCGGTTGGTCCCGAGTATGCGGTCCCCTTATCTGGCTGGGGTGCCGGACCTTGGGGTGGTGGAACCTGGGGCGTTGGCTCCACAGCATCAGACTCCATACGCATTTGGAACGCCAGCAACTTTGGTCAGGACCTGGTGTACGGCCCACGCGGCGGGGCTTTGTATCTTTGGAATGCAAACATAGGAATTAGCTCTCCAGCGGTAACTATAACTATTGCAAGCCCAGCGGTAGTTACAAGTACATTCACAATAGTAAATAACACGGCTATTCAGCTCCAAACCACTGGAGCGCTACCCACTGGATTGACGGTTGGAACCACTTATTACATTAAGTATTTAACCTCAACCACATTTAATCTGGCAACGTCGGCCACATCAAGTGCGGTATTGTCTGGCGTGGTAATTACTGGTACGGCAGGTCAGTTTAGTTGTACCGCCTCAAGCGTTCCCCTAGCTATCGGTCAATCCCTGACGATTATCGGAACCTATGGCGGCACAGGATCCATTACAGGATATGCCAACCCAACAACGTACTACATTATTGCCACCAATGGCTCTACTACGTTTACGCTATCCACTACGGCTGGAGGTTCCGGGGTTACAACTACAGCTGGAACTCCAACTGGACTTACCTACACGCTGTCTACGACAATTAACACATCAGGCACACAGTCTGGTGTGAATAGTGTATCGGTGCGTGGAATACCGCTATCCAGCCTTAACGGCGCAAGTTCTGTTCCGCTGTATCAAAACTACCTGCTCATCTCCGATGTGAGCCGCATAACCATTGTTTTTGGAACCAATGACTATGGCAGCACAACCCTGGATCCAATGTTGATCCGATGGTCTGACAAGGAGTCTTTGGTTGAGTGGCAACCATCCGCCACCACCGAGGCTGGGTCGGTTCGTTTTTCACATGGATCAAGAATTGTCACCGCACTGCAAAGCCGACAAGAGATTGTGGTTTGGACTGATTCCACAATTTACTCCATGCAGTATGCCGGTCCACCCAATGTGTTTAACACACAGTTGCTTGCAGACAATGTATCCATTGCAGGTCCGAATGCTATGGCGGTGGCTGCTAATGTGGTTTACTGGATGGGTGTGGATAAATTCTACAAATACGATGGCCGGGTCCAAACATTGCGATGTGACTTGCGCCAGTTCATTTACAGCGACATTAACCCACTTCAGTTTGATCAGGTGTATTCAAGCACCAACGAAGGCTTTAATGAAGTCTGGTGGTTTTACTGCACTGAAAACTCAAACCAAATAGACCGGTACGTTGTCTACAACTACTTTGAAGATGTTTGGTATTACGGTTCTCTTGGTCGAACCGCATGGATTGATACTGGACTACGCAGCTACCCTGTTGCCGCCACTTACTCCAATAACCTTGTTAACCAGGAGTATGGTGTGGATGATGGCACTAGCGGAACCCTGGTTCCAATGGAATCATTTATCACTACATCGCAGTTTGATATTGATGATGGACACAACTTTGCTTTTGTGTGGCGGATGCTGCCTGACTTGACATTCCGTGGTTCTACAGATGGAACAGAGCCAAGCTTAACGATACAGTTGCAGCCATTGCAGAATTCTGGATCCAGCTATAACAGCCCAATCTCCGTAGGTGGAACAAGCTCCACTGGAACGCAGACTGTTAACACAGCCAAGAATGGAATTGCGCCACTGTACACTTACCCGCAAGATCCGGACATCTTTACTGGGCAGTTGAACATTCGTGTGCGTGGTCGACAAATGTCAATGAAGATTACGTGCAACACGCTCGGTACGCAGTGGCAGCTTGGCGCTCCTCGTATTGATATTCGCGCAGACGGAAGGCGGTAATCATGGCTCAAAAGAATGTTATAGCACCTCGACTGCCAAATGCTACTGAAGAGTACGACAGCCAGATGATGAATCAGTTCATCAACATATTGCGGTTGTATTTTAATCAGATTGATAATGCGGGGCCTATTTCTGCAGCCTCACAATTTAGCGGCACATCCGTTGTTTCTGGATTAAGTTTTTACCCTAACCCCGGGTCAACTACACCCAGTTTGCCAACTGAAGCCAATCTTGCTAACTTGCGTCTTGGTGATATTTACTATGACACCACCGCAAACAATGTACTGAAAGTGAAGGTTTAATATGCCAGGACGCGCAGATTATGTTCCGGTTCAAACACCGGTAAATTACTCTCCAAATGTGGGTGGTGGATACGGAAGTAGAGAGGCTGCTATTAAGGCGGCAATTTCTGCTCTTCCACCAGAAATGCAGGAGCTGGTTAAGTCTGGTGCTTTAATACCCAATATTAAACAAAGTGGTGGTGTTGGGCAGGGCGGATCAAGTGATGCGTCCTACGAAGCAAATGGTTTTACCAAAGATCTGGGTGACGGCACTTTTAACGAATACGACCCAAGTGGTAAATTTGTTGGCGTCGGTCAATCTGGCGGTGGCGGAGATTTTTTAACAAGATTTATTCACAAGAATGGTGAAAATCTTTTAAACGCCGGTATTCTTGCTGGTGGTGCGGCACTACTTGGGGGTGCAAATTTTGGTGGTGAAGGGCTTCTAGGCGGAGGAGGGGGTGATGCTTTAGCTTCGGGTGCTTTGGAGGGCGGGGCATCTGGGATTGAGTCGATTCTTACTGCTGGTAGCGCACCAGGGGCAGAACTTGCAGCTACTACCGGTGCTGCAGATCTCGCTTCTGCCGGTGGCATTGGCTCTCTTGGTTCTACCGTCCCATCTATCAATGAAATGATTGCGGCTGGCATGGCTCCTGGATCGGCTGGTGCCGCAGGTGCTGCAAGTGGCGTATTGACGGGGGAGGCGTTAGCTGCTGCAGGAGGGGTTGGCTCCGCAGGTCTGGGTGCTTTGGGGGCCGCAGGATCTGCAGTGCCTTCCATCAATGAGATGGTCGCGTCAGGCATGGGTCCAGGTTCTGCTGGCGCTGCTGGCGCTGCAAGCGGAGCGTTAACAGGAGATGCACTGGCTGCTGCCTCTGGCGTGGGCACGGCCACCTCCCTTACCGCTGCACAGATTGCTCAAGGACTTAAAGATGCCAAGGCTGCTGCAGATCTACTTAAGGCCGCAGGAGTTGGAGCAGGCGCTGTAGCTCTAGGGAAGGGATTGACTGGTGGCGGCGGAAACAGCTCTTACCAAGGAACCGTACCGAAGTACACAGCTTCTAGAACGCAAAAGCCCGTAAGCGAAACAAGAGCTGGGATTGATGGAAAGCCCTACCGTCCAGGTCAAGGTGGGGTCACTTATTTCAGCCCTATGGTTTACACCCCAGTGCAGGCCGCAGCCAAGGGTGGATTGATGGGTCTTGCTAGTGGCGGTGAGATTGGCAATGAAGCGCCGCAATTTAATATTTCACTGAACACAGATCAAGGTAACAACTACCCTGTTCAAGGATACCCGTCTCGTGATGGCGGGGTGGAGCAAAACGGGATCACTCAAAGCTCTCTGCCTCAAACATCAGGGCTTCAAAGTTTGTATGGTCCATCCATGCAGGGCTTTAACAGTGGTGGCGCTATTCCTGGGCAATCAAATCTCGGCTCCTACTCGGATGGTGGGCGCTTGCTGAAAGGCCCGGGCGATGGTGTTTCTGATTCCATTCCTGCCATAATTGGTCAAAAGCAACCGGCCCGCCTTGCTACGGGTGAGTTTGTTATACCGGCTCGGATTGTGTCTGAACTTGGAAATGGCTCTACAGAAGCTGGCGCTCAACGTCTGTATGAAATGATGGACCGCATCCAGAAGACGCGCCGCAAAACCAAAAATGTTGCTGCCAATACAAACGCAGCTAAGTACTTACCTGCTTAAGGAATCATCATGGCAGATCAACCAGCACTCACTAACAACCTCTCCACTGGTGGAACTAACTCCCAAGGTCTTGCAAACTGGGCTGGGGAATACACCACCGACATGCTCGGTAAAGCCAAGGCATTGTCCGGAGAGGGCTACCAGACATACCAAGGCCCACTGACCGCTGGTGCATCTGATTTACAGAACACGGCATTTACGGGACTGGCTGGGCTTACAGTTCCAACCGGTGCGGCGGATGCAACTAAAACTGCTGGTAATGTTGCAACAAATTTGCAGGGATTGAGTTACGACCCAACTAAGTTCACCAACCAATATGCGGCTCCCGTAAGCTCTGCTTTTGATGCGACTCAAGCCCAGGCTTACATGAATCCATATCTGCAAGCTTCACTTGACGCTCAATTGAAAGAGCTTCAACGACAAGCGCAGATCAATAACATGATGACTGGGTCAAGGATGGCGCAGGCTGGTGCTTATGGTGGTGGCCGTCAAGCTATTTTGCAGGGAGAGGAAAACCGGAACCTGCTGGAAAAATCTCAAAATTTAATTAACACCGGATATAACACCGCCTACGATAAAGCTATGGCCCAGTTTAATGCTGAGCAAAACCGCAAAGTGCAAGAGGCTCAAAACCAAGCGCAGTACGGATTGAGCGCACAGCAAGAAACCGAAAGGTCCAAACAGTATGGATCTAAATATGATATTGACGCTCAAAATGCAGCTCTTGCCGCCGCTCAAGCGCAAGGTAGTTTGGCTAATACACAAAATCAACTTACATTGAGTAATCTCAATGCACAGCTTGCTGGTGGCGCAATAGATCGAGGCATTACTGCAGAGGGTATTGCTGCAGATAAGTCTGAGTTTGAAAAGCAGCGCGACTATCCAAAAGAACAGTTGAAGTTTGAAAAAGATATGTTGGCTGGACTTCCAATTGCCGCCGTTACAAACACTCCAGGGGATATGACTGACCTCGGGGCCTTACTTGCTGGTACAGGTGGGCTTGGGCAAATTGCATCCGCAGCAGGATACAAGAGCACAGATGAGTTGCTGCAAGATCTTTATAGCGGGGTTGGCAAGGCCAAGGATGCTGTTACCTCTTCCGATTGGTATAAATCCATTTTTGGACCCTAATAACTTACTGAGTTAAGAGAACAACATGAATCTTATTCAAATTCAAGAAAACCTGAAGGACCTTCCTACTCAGGCAATCATGTCTTACGCCAACGGGCAGAACCCACAAGTTCCGCCATACATGGCGCTGAGCGAGTTGAACCGTCGTAAGTCTATGGAGCAGCGGGCGGCTCAGCAGCCGACGGCATCCGTCAAGGATCAGCTTGAAGCGGCAGTCACGCATCAACCACCTCCAGGACAACCTATGCCCCCTGGGCAACCTATGCCTCCTGGTGCCCCTCAGATGCCCCAAGGCCCACAAGGTATTGCCCAGCTGCCATCACAAGCTCCTCAAGCTCCTCAAGGACAGCCTCAAGGGCAACCGCCAGGCGCTCCGCCGGGCATGGCAGGCGGTGGCTTGGCTGGTCTTCATGTGGATGATGAGATGTTTAACTATGCCCCTGGTGGTATTGTTGCCTTTGCTGCAGGAGATCTTGTTGAGGGCTACAACCCTAACGCCAGCCCATCAAGTGACACTGGGTTGGATGCGGTGATAACAGACTCCTCTACATTGGATGAAACTTTGCGCGACTCTGGTCCGCACCGCATTACAAAACCACAAGGAGCCCCAGCCGGACTTGGATCTCTTGAACCACAAATTGCAGCAATTTTGTCAAAAGGACTGCGCGGTGAGTTGGACAGCGCAGAACCACGCAATCCAGAAGTAGTTCGTAAAGAGATCATGGACAAGTATCCAGAGATGGCTGCACTGGTTAACAAGATGCCAGGCTCTGAATTGAAGGAGCTTTCGCAACAACTGAAAGAGCAAAACAAAGCCAACAAGGATAAGTTCCAAGAGGGCCAAGGCCGTATGGGTCTGGCTGGACTATCCCAAGCTTTGATTGCTGCTGGTGAAGCTACTCGCGGCCATAAGGGTATGGCTATGGGTGAAGCCCTGGGCGGCTTTGGTAAGTCTTACGCAAACTTTACGGCTGAAGACGTTAAACGCCAGCAGGCTCAACAGGCACTGGAGCGCCAACAACTCATTGAAGTCGCCAAGCTTGACTCTGAAATTGGAGTGCTGCAGCAGGCATATGCCAAAGCCATGATTGATGGCCGGACTGCAGATGCGGTTAACTTTGAAAAGCAAATGGCTGATCGTCTGGATAAGAAGCAAGCGCTGCAGATTGGCACTGCTGAAAAATCAGGCACCTTGTTCAATCAAAACAGGGAAATTCAAAACCGCTCTGATCAAGCTGCTGCTACGTTGGCTGAAATGCAAAGGCACCACGATGCCCAGAAGGCTCAATGGGCCGCTGAAGCTGCTAACCGTGCAGAACAATTAAGAATTATGCGGGAAACTAAGCCCACCACTGAAGATAGGGCTATTGGTAAAATTAATCAAACCATGCCACAAAGGGTTAAGAGCTTGGAGCTCAAGCAAAAAGATCTGGAGTTTGGTAGCGATGAGTGGAACAAGCTGCAAGACAGGATTGATGACCTGTATGATCAGGCATACGAAATGTATAAAATAACACCTCCTCCAAGAATTCCACGGCCAAAGATTGAGCAGCCAAAAGAGAAGCCGGGGTTCTTTAGCGGTTTGTTTGGTAGCTCTCCTCCTCCACAGAAAATAATTAAACTTGATTAAGGTTTGTTATGCCAATTTATGAGTACAAGGGCCAGCAGTACGATATTTCAACGGATGATCCGGCTGCTGCAAAAGCTAAAATTCTTAGCTACCTTGATACGCAGCCAATTGCTTCTGAAGAAGTAGCTACCGCTCCGCCCGAACCTCAAACTGGCTTTTCTGCTTTTGGCCCAGCGGTAATGCGTGGTGTCCGGGGCCTTGCTTCCCTTACGGGGGATGTTGCTCCCGCAATGATAGCGAAGGCTGTTGGAGCCAATGACTATGCCAAGCAGCAAATGAAAGAAGCTGCGGCGTATCAAAAAGAAACCGAAGCCCTCTATCCATCGGCTGTACCTTCGTTTACCAACATCAAGGGTGCTGGTGATGCGTTAACGTACATTGTTGAGGCTGTTGGTGAAGCAATCCCCACTCTTATCCCAAGCTTGTTTACCGGTGGTGCAGCAGCAGTTGCGGGCCGTGGAGCTGTAGCGGCTGCTAGAGTTGCGGCGGAAAAGGCGGCAACCACCAGTATGGCGGCAGGCGTAACCGCTGAAGCGGCCAAAGACATTGCCCTTAAAGCGGGCGTTGATGCAGCTAAGCGCGAAGCGTTGAAGTACGAGGTAGCCGGAGCATTGGTTGGCTCTGCGGCTCAAAACATCCCAGATGTGTACCAAGGACTTTACGAAAAGGGTTACGACAACTTGCCAGTGGCGTTGGCATTTGGAGCATTTAACTCCGTCCTGGATGCTGTTACGCCCATTAATTTGCTGCGTAAATCCAAGCTTGCTGGCATTCCTGAAAATGAAATCATTGGGGCTTGGTACAAACGAGCAGGCAAAGGTGCGCTTGAGGGTATGGTGTCCGAGGGTGCTACTGAAGCCATCCAGGAAATGTCCAGTGCGGCTGCTGAAAAGTTTGTTGACAGTAACAATGACTTCTTTACCGCGCAAAATTTTGAGCGTTTTATCAATGCTGGACTCAAAGGTGGTCTTGGTGGTGCTGGTATCTCTGCCGCTACCAACGTAGCATTTGGCCGCAAAGAAGCGGAGGAAACCCCGCCAGGTGGCCTGGCTTCTCTACCAACAGCTACACCTATTCCGCCAACCAACGCGCCTATCGTTGCAACGACTACCGTGCAGCAGGGTGGCAAAACAAGTATCAAGGTAACTCGTAGTGATGGTAGTGTTGACATTGATGGGGTCCAAGTCACCCCGCCAACCGGTCCCGTCGCGCCAACCGGTGGCATTGCCACATTGACGCCGCAAGAGATCACGGACGAAGAGTCCCAGGACCAACAGCAACTGATTGATGAGGCCAATCAAATCCTTGGTACGCCTGCTGTAACACCTGTTACTGTTGAGCAGCCACAAGATATAACTGACCTCCTCCCTAAACCACCAGCAATCGAAGGAAAACCAAGTGGCATTGAAACCCCTGAAGCCGAGCAAACAGAAACGCAAAGACCAGCAGAACCAGAAACCCCAGTAATTACTGGCGGTCCTGCTATACCTCCAGTTGTTACTCCCAAGCAACCAGAGCTTAATCCTCCAGCAACCCCGGCCAATCCTCCAGCAACCCCGGCGGAAAAGACCGACCTTGAAAAAATCCACGAGGCATATGCCACGTATAAGGGTAAAGATTATCAAGGAACAAAAGAACTGGCTGACTTCAAAGTTGGCAGGTTGCAAGAAGTAGCCAATGAAAAAAATACGCCCATCAAAGTATGGATGCACCAAGGTCAAATTGTTACTACTGGTGCCGATGTTGAACGTCCAAAGGGTGCTCGTTTAATTGGAACTATCAACCCTGTTATAGAGCAAAAACCGGAAACTACTGCCGGTCCATCCATCCCCGCCGGTGGTAAGCCAACTGAAGAGCAAGCTCCGATTGAAGAGCCAAAGAACGCTCCATCGGAAGAAGCGCCGCCAGAGTCTCCTACAGATGAGGCACCTGCCGAAGCTCCCGCCGAAGAGTCGACTGAAGGTGCGGCTCCTGCTGAAGAAGCTCCAACCGAAGTGCCTACTGAAGAGGCTCCTGTTGAGGGTACAGCTCCAACTGAAGAGGGTACAGAGACTCCTGCTACGCCAACAGAAACCACAGAAGAGGGGGCTGCTCCCGCAACTCCTCCTGCCGCAACTCCTGAAGAAGGCGGAGAGAAGCCCGCCGAGGGTGGGACCACTGCTGGCCCATCTACGCCGGCTAAAACCAAACAAAAGCAAGTTTGGCATATTTTGTATAAATCTGGACGGCAAGCAAATGGCCGCGCAGTGAATATTGATTTTGATACAGAGCAGGAAGCCAAAGAACATTTAAATAAAAACTTCACCGCTCCCTGGGAATACAAAATCAAAGCCAAGACTATTGATGTCCCGGTGGAAACTACTGCTGGTCCAGCCAAACCCCCAAAGGTTAAGCTGACCGACGAAGAGAAGGCTAAGGCCGCTGAAGAGAAGAAGGCGGCTGATGAGGCCAAAGCTAAAGCTGCGGAAGAAAAAGCTGCGGCTGACAAGGCTGAAGAAGAGCGTAAGAAAAAGCTGGAAGAATTCAACAAGCAGCCAATGAAGGTTGCAATGGATGAGGGTGATGCCGCTAAAGTTGCGGAACTACTGTATGGCAAAACCGTATCGGAAGAATTTTTTCCATCCATGCAGACAGAAGGATTGATCCGCATTCCCGTAGAGTTGAAGGATGTTGCCGCCATTGAAACGGCACTAAAGAAATATGGCTTTACCATTAACGGTGCAGATGTTTTTACCAGCAATGATCCATCTACACCAGGCCCAGAGCGCGTAACCATTTCAGCGGTATACAAGCCGGAAAAAGTCAGCATTCAAGGAGGCGGCGCTGAATTTATTGGTAATCGTAAAGGTAAGGTAACTGCTCCACCAGTACCAAAAAATCCTACTGATGTAGCAATTTCCAAGATGTTGGCAGCAGCCAGCAAAGATGCGTTACTTGACATCCACTCCAATGTAAATAACTCGTTTGGAGCAATGATGTACAAGGAGGGTCTTGCACACTACCTTGTGACTCCAGCAGATTTCCTGTTGCAAAATCTCAAGTCCATTGGAAGCCTACCAATTACTCCAAAAACACAAGGTCCTGGAGCCATAAAAATGGCTTTGGCGCAGGGGAAAAATACTGAAGTAGAAATGTTGCTTCAGTATTACGTTGAAGCATTAAATGGCTTGCAACAAGTTTTTAATGAACATTCCCGCGTTGATGCATTAAATGCAGCAATCAAAGAAAAATATATTAAAGATCCGTATTCCGGTAAATTAGCTGAACGATACACGCACGATGGCGTAAATTTGTCATCAAAATTCAATAACAAAAATTTGGATTTGGTTAAATTGAATGACAGGTTGTATTCATTGTTTGCAGCCAATGAAGATTCCACTGATCAAACAAAACGTATTGTTAAAAAAGATGCTGAATTTCCACCAACTATGGAACGCATTATTCGCCGAGGTATGCGGGATCACCGCCAAGGCCGTCCTGCGGATGTCCAGGATTTTATTGATACCTTTGGCTTTTTCCCAGGAGGAATTGATTTTGGTAATTGGGTTAACCAGACTGAACGTGCAGACCATTTAAATGCAATCTATGACGCCATGCATGACTTGGCTGATTTGTCTGGCATCTCTCCCAAGATGTTGGGGTTGGGTCAGCAACTAAAACTAGCAGTTGGAGCGCAAGGCCGCGGCGGCAGAACTGCAGCACATTACATTGCCAAAGACAACCAAGGTAAATGGGTTAATGAAATAAACCTGACAAAAACTAAAGGTGATGGATCACTGGGGCATGAGTGGCAACATGGCCTGGACTTTAACTTGCAGCGTACTGAAAACGGCAAGACGCTAATGGAGGAAACTGCCTCCATGCTTCAAGCTCAAATGAAGCTTGAACTGGTTGAAGAAACTTTGCGTAACATTTTGAAAAATGTTTCTTCCACCACTGAAAACCGTAACTTACCTCCAAAGAAGGCACTGTTTGCGGCCATTACTCAAGGCCCATACAGTCAGCGCCCATCTATTTATAGCAATGCAACTGAAGATACACAATTTGCGCGTGATGCCCGTGCTTTAGATCGGGAAGAAAACAGGGAGCCAATTTATTGGGCATCAAACAAAGAATTGTTGTCTCGTGGATTTGAGGCAATGTTATTTGACGCCTCCAAGGGTGGGTCACCATATCTGGTTGGTCCGGCTGTAGCCGATGGATACATCAGTAAACCGAATGGATATGCTGGAACAGCGTACCCATCTGGTTCAGAGCGTCCCATTCTGAATGAAATTTTTAAACAGATGCTGGACCAGATTGATCCGGAAACTTTAAAAGTAAAGACTTACAAAGCTGAAACCCGTATTGTTCACATTGAAGAGCTGGGTTACGCCATCTTGGACCAGCACAACATGGGTTCCAGAAATGGTGGATCACTGTTTTGGTATAAAAACAAACAAGAAGCTGAAGATGCCATGGAGTACCGGGAGGGTCGTGAAGAGATTTTGACTCCTTACCGGCTACAAATTGGAAAAGTCAATGAGCGCATCCTGGATATTGCCAATCGTGTAGATGCAATCATGGATGAAATGGGCTTGTTTAAATGGCCTGAAATTAAAAATGACTCCATGTCTGAGTCCATGTTTAACCACATGCGCCAAGGGTGGTGGCCGAAAAGTAACCGTGAGTTAATTGAGTACGGCATTAAAGCGTACTTGCAAAAACCAGAGTTGCTTGGTTTCAATCCAATCAAAGACAAGCGTGAAATTGATCAGTACAAAATTGCCGACTTTGAAAATGACCGGGTCAAGCTCAAGCAAACTCAAGAAGACTTTGAAGCTGCAGCGGTGCGCTATGTTGCTCAGATCATCACCGACATGCGGACAACTGGCTCTGACACCAAAGCCATCTATGACCACATTCTTGGCATGTACAAAAACCAGCCCATGCTGGAAATCAAGTCCATCTTGAGTAAGACCAACAATTCTTACTCTACGCCAATGCCGATTGCCTTCTTGGCTGGTATGTTGGCCCGCGTTAAATCTACTACTACCGTACTTGATCCGACTGGTGGTAACGGCATGTTGGTGGTTTCGGCTAACCCTCGCAATGTTACGACCTTTGAAATTGATCCTCACCGCGCCAACAACTTGCAGTTAATGCAATTTGGCAAAGTGGTTGAAGGCGATGCTACTGAAGAAGTAGCCAAGCTGAAGAATCAAGAAGTTGATGTAGTCTTGGCTCATCCCCCTGCTAGTACCCTATCTTCTGCCATCAATATTAAATCTTGGGACGGCAAGGAATACAAGATTGGCACGTTGGATCAACAGATTGCTGCGGAGTCTTTACATGCCATAGCTAATGATGGCCGTGCCGTATTGTTGGTACAGGCGCATCCCAACATGGGGACCATTACTTCAACAGATAAGCAGTTTTTAAATTGGCTCTACAGCAACTATAACGTAGCAGACCATTTTGAAATTGCGGGCAACTTGTACCATCCGCAAAGTGCCTCTGCGCCAATGCGTATTTTGGTAATTGCTGGGCGCAACCAAACCGAAAACCTTTACCCAACCAACTTTACGGTTGATCGGATAAATACATTTGATGAACTTTGGAGTAGATATGTTCAAACCAGTAATCGTAGCGAAAAAGTCGTGGTGGGTGCCGGAAAGAAACGGCCAGCTACTGGCGGTGCAAATAAGCCACGAGGAGGAGTACCAACAGGCGATACGTTGGAAGATGATGAAAATGGTGCAGGATTGGGGATTGGAGAGGGCGCTGGCGTCGGCGAACCACTACTTACAACAGGAGGGGGCACTGGCACTTCCGGAACCGGGGGACGCGGAGCAACTGGTAGAAATGGTTCTGGACAACAACAGTCGGATAATGGAGAAGGTCAATCAGGGGGATCCGGTGGTGTCGGATCCAGCGGAACCGAAGGAGGCCAAGGAAATGGTCCAGGATCAGGAGCTGAACTGGGAGGACTTCCTGACCTAGATGATTTACTAAACTTCATTGACAACTTGGGTGACGATGAAACGCCCAAGAGTAAGCCGCGCACCGCGGGGCCACGCACACCTAGAGGAGATTCCACAGGCAAGGGTGGAACACGCGCACCCAGAGCGCCAAAGACTACAGAACTCCCACCTGAGTTCCAGGGCAATCCTGAAATTGAAGCCATTCTCAAAGGGTTAGATGCGGCCATGAAAGGGACCGCGCCAGCGGAAACCAGTAAAACTACTACTGCGCCCAACAGCCAAGAGCGACTGGATAGTCAAACAAATGATGCGGCTCGTCGTACTGCCCAGCAGGCTAAGGATGAAAAAAATAATCAAGGCCAGTACTCACGTAAAGGTCAGCATGATTACGCTGATGTTCAGCCATTTATTCAGCAGCTCTGGAATGCTCTTTCCGGCATGGTAAAAGATGTCAAGCAGCGGTTTTTAAAAATTTATCAAACTTTGGTGCAGCGATATGGAAACGCCATCAAAGAACATTTAAATACCTTTGCGGCCTCTTTGTACACCAAAGAAAAGAAGGTTCCTAGGAACCAGACTCCGGTTCAGGGAGAGCCAATTGACACTGCATCACGGGTTGTTTATTTGGGCAAGTCACGCTTCTCGAATGACGGCATTTATTTGCCCCGCGCTCAATCGGAATATGCTTATTCAGCTTTGGAAAATCTGGAAGCACAAGTTGGCGACATCGATGAATTTGTTGCCAAAGAGTTGGGCTACTCTTCCGTGGAGCAAATGCGCCAACCAACAGATGACCGTAACTCTGGCTTGGCTGGCTACCAAGTTGATGGCCTGGCTCTGGCTATTCAAGCCAATAAGCTTGGCAAGGGATTCATCATTGGTGATGACACTGGCGTTGGTAAAGGCCGCGCTGCTGCAGCAATGTTGGTATGGGCTAAGAAGAATGGGAAGATCCCAATTTTTGTTACCCTCAATGACTCTTTGTACTCTGCCATGTATGAAGACCTGACCAGCATTGGGCATGAAGACATCAAGATTGGAATGACCCATACCGATGGAGTTATTACCAAAGATCTTGGCGGTGGTAAAAGCAAACCTGTTTTCCAGAACAAAGGTTCAGATAGCAAAAAATTAATTGAGTACATCACCAAGAATGGTGCATTGCCCAAGGGCATGGATGCATTGTTTACGTCCTACTCTCAATTAAATGGCGGGGCAGGATCTCCAGCTCGACAACAAGCCATAGCTTCTTTGGTTGCTGCTGGTAAAGCTGTGTTGGTTATGGATGAAGCCCATAACGCAGCAGGTGTTCCATCCGATGATGAAGATTCAATGGGCCAAAACGCCTTCTTCATGTCCTTACTGACGGGTAAAAACTTACTTGGTAAAGAAAAAGATGCTCCCGACAACTGGAAGCCACCATCCGCCCTGTATCTGTCCGCCACGTTTGCCAAGCGGCCAGACAACATGCCACTGTACATCCACACCAACTTGCGCTATGCAGCCAACACTCCAGAAGAGTTGACCGCATTGTTTGGTAAGGGTGTGAAGACCGATGTGCTGCAACAAGTATCTTCTGAGATGCTTGTGGCATCTGGTTCCATGTTACGCCGCGAGAGATCGTATGAAGGCGTAAAAATGAATTTTTTTACAGATGAAGAAAATGCTCCGCGTGACTCCAGGGAGTTTGATAAAGTTACCAACATTCTGCGGTCACTGGTCAATGCAGATCGCGCTTTAAAGCAATGGGTTAAAAAGCATGAAACCCAAAAAATGCTGGTGGAAACTTTTGGTGGACCAGAAGCCACATTTGGTACAGAAGGTCCAAATGCATTCCGTGGAGTTAGTGCTAATCCATTTACATCCGTAGTCCACAACTACATCTCTGACTTATTGCTGTCGACTAAAACTCAAACAACAATCAATATGATTGTTGACAACATGAACAACGGTGAAAAAGTTGTTGTTGGCTTGAAGAGTACCAGCGGTGCTGCACTAGATGATTATGTTAAAAAAGAAAATATTGCAGTAGGTTCTGAAATCCAGAATTTTGGTTGGCAAACCATGCTGCAACGTGCAGTTAACTCAACTTTAAGAGCTAACTTACAGTCAGCATCCAAAGACCCGGCAAAAAATAAACCGATTGATATTCCTGTAGATGCGCTGCCAGGGTATGTAAAAGAAGGTTATGCCAAAGTGGCTGAAATGATTAAGAGTTTCCACTCTGATTTATCTGCCGCTCCAATTGATTACATACGGGCAGAATTGCAGAAGAAATATGTCTGGAACATTAATGGAAAAGTCCATGTTGGTGATGAGGCCCCGGCTGGAGTTAAAGCTCGTCATTTAGTAGTCCGAGAAATTACTGGACGCAATAATGCCATTGACTACAGTGGTGATGTTCCAAAATATATTACGCTGAATCAACCAGATCGCGTACAAACTATTTCTCAATTCCAAGACGGAGAAGACTCTGACAAGGGGCCAGTTGATGTCTTGATCATTAACTCTGCTGGCGCTACCGGTATTTCTTTACATGCATCTGTAAAGGCATTTGACCAGCGTCCTCGCCGGATGATTGTTATGCAGCCACATGGAGACATTAGCGTCTTCATCCAGTTGCTAGGCCGTATTCACAGGACGGGTCAAGTTGAGTGGCCCTCCTTTACCATTCTGGCTACTGGCATTCCAGCAGAGCGGCGTATTCTGGCTATGTTGCAAAAGAAGCTTGGCAGCTTAAAGTCCAATACTTCTGGTGGATCTAGCAGCACCCAGATTGACACTAGTGTTGACTTTATCAACCAGTATGGTGATGTTGCTACATCTTTATACTTGAATGAACATCCGGAAATTAATGAGTTTTTGGGTGCGCCTAAATATGCCAATCCAGAAAAAGCTGCCGGAACGGACTTGGCGCATAAAGCATCCGGAACGGCTGGACTTTTGTCAGTTGTTGATCAGCAAGAGTTTTTTGATTCCATTGAAGCCACTTACTTGGCTGACATTGAACTACGCAACTCTACCGGCACCAATGCCTTGCAGCGCCGTGTGCTTCCTTTGAATGCAGAAATCATTAAAGAGAACTTGATTGAAGAGGGGTTGGACAACTCCAATCCATTTTTGGCAGATGTGGTAATGGCCCAGTTCAATGTGGACGTTATTGGCTCAACACCTACTCAGCAAGAAATTAAAGATGACATTGCTCAAGCATTGAATGGCCGCACCTCCGACCAAGTAGTAAAAGAAATTGATGCTGAACTCAACACCATTTTTGTTGAAGTACGTAATCAAATTATTTTGAAGCAGCAAGCTTTGGATGCATCAATTGCAGATCCAGAATCTACTGAAAAAGATAGAGCTGAATTTCAAAAATTAAAAAAAGCGCTGGATGAACAATTTGCAACTTTAAATGATCGTAGAAAAAAAACCATAGATGCATTAACGTATGACTTCCCTATTGGACAAGGGTTTAAAAAGTTTGAAATGCATGGCGTTCCAGCCAGTGCAGTTGTTATTGGTATTAAGGTGGATAAAAACCGGATTGGTAAATCCAAAACTGGAAATCCTTATGCGCCATCAAACTTCCAGATAATCTTAAAACGCAATATTCCTGATGGCCGGGTTGCCCCTACTTTGGCAACACTGGAAGGTAAAAGCATTTATAAAGAAGGACCAACATACTTTCCACCGTTGGATCAGTGGTTTGCTTTAAGGTCTGTAACAGGTGGACGCACTACACGATACATTGCGCTTGGAAATATTTTGCGGGCCGCACAACTGTTTGAGTTTTCTGGCGGGGAAATTGCAAAATTTACATTGCAAGACAACAAAGCAGTTGGCTCGGAATCGGAGTTAGATAAAGAAAAAACATCCATCACTGGCGTGGTAATGCCATCCAGATATAAACCGTTGCCCGTGAGTGCACAGCCAGTTCGGATGCGTAATGCAGAGTCGTCTGTGCAGTACGTTCTGGCAGCATGGCATGAGTTCTTGCGGCAGAAGTATGAAGACACCCAGTTTGATTCATACAAACAGGCGGCTGACAAGGTTAAGCCATTCTTGCTGGACAACCTTCCAGACTTTGGTCCATTTCGGGAAGCTAACCGATATGAGGCAACGATTTTGCGTGGAATGAAAAACACATGGGCGCTTACGCTGGATGGTTATCGCCCAAGCAATGGTTTTAGAGTTAGCCTTAATAAAGATGTTCCAAGCAATTTTGTGGAAAAAGCACAATTGTTGGTTGGGAAATTGCCAAAAACACGGAACGCTGACTATGAAATGCCTTCCGGGTATTACATTGAGTCTCCTGAAAAAGTTATAGAACTGGTCAAGTTCTTGCACAAAAACTTCCCTGCTGATGTAGGTGCATCTGAAGCCGAATTGGCGCGTCAGGTGATGAAGGTAGAGTTTCAAAACAATGAGTCCAAGCGGGGCATGTTGTCCCGGGCGGTAGCCGAAGGTGGGCAAAGCGTTGAGGCTGTGCAGTCTCAACTGTTCCCAATCGAAGGTATCACTGTTAATGTTGTGCAGTCCGCCGACAACCTTCCGGACGATGCAGCTCCATCAGACGTAGAAGGCGCTTGGTACTCCGGTACTACCGTGTATCTGGTGGCTGATAACCTCCCCAATGCCAAGCGTGTGCAAGAAGTACTGGCGCACGAGGCTATTGGTCACGCTGCCTTGGAGTCCATGCTTGGACCGGACATGATGAAGGATCTGGTAAAGAAAATCCAGACCCTTGAGAAGAACTCTGGCATGATCCAGAAGGTTGCACAGCATGTGGACCGTACACAGCCCGGTCTGTCTGCTGAAAGTCGGGCCAAAGAGATTGTGGCCGTCATGGCAGAGCGCGGCTTGCACAAAGGGTTGGTCCAACGGGTATTCCAAGCGGTGCGTAACTTCCTGAAGAAGTTGGGCTTCACCATTCAGTTCTCTGACGGTGATGTGTTGGCCTTGCTCCGCAATGCTGAGAAGTTTGTTGGTGGTCAGTTCAGCCCGGGTGGAGAGGGCCTCTACTCCGTCAACTATAAAGGCAACCCAGCGCCATTGGCCTCTTTCCAGGCTCCAACAGAGCTGAATAAGCTGGATACCTTCCTGTACAAGTATCAAGACAAGCACATTGATACCAAGCGCATCCTTGAGATCATCCAGAAGCAAAATGTGGACATCAAGGACAACTGGGATCCGTACCTGAAAGAAGAACTCTATCACGGTAGAGTTGCCAAGCAGACCAAGGACTTCATTGAAGATGAGTTCCGTCCTCTGTTGGAGGATATGAACAAACGCAAGATTACAGTTCTGCAGTTTGAGGAGTACCTGCACAACCGCCACGCAAAAATTCGTAATGCATTTATTGCGGAGCGCAATCAACGCCCTGACATGCAGGATGGCGGCTCAGGACTCTTTGACACAGAAGTTGATGATTACATGCAGGATCTGGATACCCAACCAGAACTCAAGAAGAATTTTGAAGAGTTGGCGGAGAAGGTCGATGCAATGGTCAAGGAAACCCAAGACCTCATGGTTTCTACCGGTCTGGAAAAGCAAAGCACCATTGATGCGTATCGGGAAAAGCTACCCTTTTACGTGCCACTGAAGCGCGATCCTGATGAGCTGGAGTTTGTCAATGCAAGCAGCGGCATGGGTCGTGGCTTCAATGTCAAAGGTTCAACCTCTAAGGCCGCTATTGGCTCTCACAAGACCGTTGTCAATATCTTGGGTAACCTGGCCCTGGAGCGTGAGAAAGTAGTCGTTCGTGGGGAGAAGGCTTTGATTGGCCGTGCGCTGTACGCTTTGGCAATCCAGAACCCCAACACCAACTTCTGGAAGCCCATCAATCCAGAGGCCATCAAAAACAAGCAGAAGCTTATTGATGAAATGCTGGACATGGACATGACATTGCGTGATGCTGAAAACATCATCCAAGAGTCCAAGACGGGTCGTCTGGATAAGCAGACTGGGTTGGTTAAGTATGAAATCAACCCCATGCTGCGCGATTCACCTAACGTCCTGGCCGTCAGGATTAATGGGGAAGACCGCTATGTATTCTTCAACCCTGGCAACAAGACAGCCTTGCGGATGGTGGAGTCACTGAAGAATCTTGATGCCGCCCAAATGGATGGTTTTATTAAGCAGGCTTCTGCGGTTACCCGCTTCATTGCGGCAGTAAGTACTCAGTACAACCCTGTCTTTGGCGCGTTCAACTTCTTCCGTGATGTGCAGAGTGCGGCCATCAACTTGTCCAGCACTCCAATTGCTGACAAGAAGTTTCAGGTGGTAAACGACTCCCGCTCTGCGGTTCGGGCCATCTATCGCAATCTGCGCGGCAAACCAGCTACTACTCCGGAGATGCAGAAGTGGATGGATCTGTTTGAGAAATACCAGAATGCTGGTGGTGCAACAGGGTTCCGCGATCAGTTCAGCAAGAACGACGAGAAAGAAACTCTTGTTGAGCGTGAGCTTGGACGTTTGAACCGCAACAATGTGAAGAAGGCGGTTGATGCAGTTGCTGATTGGCTTTCCAACTATAACGATGCTATGGAGAATGCTGTACGTCTGTCAGCCTTTAAAGCAGCGCTTGATGTTCCGGGCATGTCCGTAGACCGTGCGGCCAGCATTGCCAAGAACCTGACCGTTAACTTCAACCGTAAGGGTGCAAGCACTCAAACGATTGGCGCTCTTTATGCGTTCTTCAATGCGGCTGTGCAAGGTAGCGCCAGGTTGGCGCAGACTCTTGTTACCCGCAACGCAGACGGAAAACTTCGCCTTAGCCCGGCTGGCATGAAAATTATTGCTGGTGGGGTATTGATTGGTGTTGCACAAACAGCAATTCTGGCGATGGCTGGCTTTGGACCTGATGATCCATCCGAGTGGATTAAGGAAAAGAACCTGATCATTCCAACCGGTGGCGGTGGCTACCTGACTATCCCAATGCCGCTTGGCTTCAACTTGTTCCCGAACCTGGGTCGCGTGTTGTCTGAGTACATGATGGTTCAGTCTGGAGCCATGAAGGGTAAGCGCGACATCAAGAAGACCGTAACCTACTTGGCTACCTCTATCTTGGATACCTTCAACCCGCTTGGATCCAGCACCTTTGCACAAACACTAACTCCAACCCTTGTTGATCCGTTGGTTGCGGTTTCTGAAAACAAAGATGCTTTTGGTCGCCCCATCTCCAAGGAAGACCGGGGTCTGAAACCTACTCCGGGCTACGAGCGCAGCCGTGATTCAGCCAATGGATTGAGTCAGGCGATTGCTTATGCGCTGAACTACGTCACTGGTGGCGGGGAAAAGGGGATTGGCTTGATCAGCCCCACCGCTGATCAGCTTAGCTATATTGCCGGTCAATACACTGGTGGAGTTGGTAAGCTGGGCATCCAGAGCTACGAATACGCCAAGTCCAAAATTACCGGTGATGAGGTCCAGTCATACCAAGTTCCAGTTGCTGGAAAGCTGTATGGTGACATCAATACTCCTGCCGCAATATCCGGCAAGTTCTACGAGAACCTGAAGGATATGTCGCAGCACGAGCGCATCATCAAGGACATGAAGGGTAAGGGCGTAGCAGAGTACATAAAAGAAAACCCTGAAGCCGCATTGCGGAACAGGGCTAACTATGTTGAAAATGAAATTGTCCGCCTGAAGAAAGAGAAGAAGGCTTTGGTAGAAAGAAACGCTCCGGACGAGCAGATCAAACGCAAAGATGATCGAATCAAGGAGCTGATGGACAACTTTAACAAGTCGGTTATAAAACTCCAATGATCTCCCGCTCAAAGAGCTGACCGATAGTCCGGCGGTGTGCTTCCTCCCACATCTCCAGCCTTTCGGCTCGGCTCATATTAGCGCCCTGGTCCAGCTCGGAGTGGCACTTAAAGCACAATGACGCAATCCTGTAGTCATTGGCTTTAAGGCTGCGTCCTTTACCGTCACGCATCTGGTTGCTGTGAGCTGCCACTACCGTACCGTCTTCAGTACCACAGTGTTGGCAGGGCAACTCACGGGCCGCATCCAGTAGCTTACGATTCCGGTACATCTTTTTTTCGCTTCTTGATTGTGGCAAGACCACCATCAGGTTTACGCCCAAGCATGTACTCATCTGCCAATTCAAAAGAAAGCTTGATGATGTTGGCATCTTGCTTCCCCCTGATGAGCAGACCAGCCATTGCAAACATCGCGGCGATATCGCGCAGGTTTTGGTCGTGCTCAGTCATTAGTGGACCTCGTGTAGCTTGTAAGCTTCTCTTGATGAGTTCAATGTAACTAAAACAGCGTTACAGACCTGGCGGTCATCGTCCATCTTAATTTGCACAAGGATGTCGCACATAACGCAGCAAAGTGCCATAACGGCATCCATTGGATCCTCGCAAGGAGAATCCATGATGGTTGATTCAACGGCGCGTAGCATTTTGATAAATGACTCTTCCATCACATCTCCAGTTCTTTGATGGCGTCAGTAAGCAGGTCGTTGAGATACTTGCTGCGAACAGCAATATGCTCAATCTCCTCCACCTGGTCAACGCACTTGATGCAGTCACGCAGGGCCTTGTTGTATCCAGCCTTGTAGGCATCGTTGCCATCAAGGATCATTGCTATGGCGTCACGCACCATAGAGGATGCCTTGCGTTGCTGCGCCAGCACCTTGATCTTCTCGTAGTGCTCAATCGGCAGGTACACGCTGTACGGTACTAGTTTTTTCATTGTTTCCTCCATGCCTCAAAGGCTTCTTTGAGTCGATTAAATAGGGCTCGGGCGTCTTCATCAGTCTTCAGCTCCTTGCGGGACTCAATACCAAGATAGTCGCTCAACCATTCGGCACATGCCTTCTCGTTCTGATCTTCCAAGAGCTTCTTCTGGCTAAGCCACTCCCAGAACTCAGGGTCACGGCACAGCATCCCAGCCATCTTCACGGCATGGTCGCCCGGGAACTCTTGCTCACGGTTCATTGGCCGCTCATCATCACCCAGCCGAACCATGACCACCACATAGCGTGAGCCAACAAAGTCACGCATCAGGTCATCTGGCAGGTCATCGGGATGGACGGCCATCGTCAACACGTAGCCGTCCTTGGACTGTTTCAGCCCAGTCTTGATGCCCTCAAACTGAATCGGCTCGCTCAAGCTTCATCTCCAGGTAATTAATGATGCCAGCAGCTTTGATCATTGCAGTTTTCAGTTCATCGTAGTTGGCTTTAGTCTCTTCAAGAGCTGCAATCAGCTCCTCCTCCTGCTGAATAGATAGCCGAAGAGCTGCATCAAGGTTGTTGCAGACCTTCTCCCAGCCCTCAACAGTAGTTGGCTTTTTACTTTTAGTCATCCCAGGGATCCTTTTGCGTTGTCATCGGTTTTGGATTGGTATCCGCTTTAATGGAAATCATGCGGTTGCCGTTCTTGTCCTTCTTCAACCAAGCGCCAAGCTTGATCACAACAACCTCATCCTCGGAGGCGTCAATCATGGCCAGAAGATAGTCCCGCTCAAACTTGATGTCGCCATTCATGTCTGGCTGTTTGTCGGTAGTCTTGCGCGTGTTGGTGAGAAGTAGTCCGCTGTTTGGGTAGTCCATTATTGATCCTTAAATTTTGCTTTGTTTTCTTTGAACATGTCCATGACCTCGTCATAGACCTCGGGGTGGGAAGTTTTCACTGCGCTGTACAACTCGCGGTTGACCTTGAACATTTCCTTGACCTGCTCTTCGCTAGTTGCGTAGCTCAGCTTCAGTTTGGTCGCGCTCAACAGTAACTTGTTATGGTCGTCAGCATCCTCGGCGTGGATGGTGATGGTCCACTCGGGGTTCTTCTCCTCGTAGGGAGGCGGCAATGTATCACCTTTCACGCGCTTGGCTGGTGCCTGGACGATGGGAGGGCGTGGCACAAAGATTGATGGCTCTTTGGCAACCGGGCGCTCTTCCTTTACGTCTGCTGGCTTGGAGGCGTCCAGCACATCATGCTCAACGATCTCCATTGCAGTCATCCACAGGTAGCGGCGCTGGTAGGTTTCAACTGCACCCAGGTTCTGGATGGGGTGTGCACCCTTCAGCTCGGCCTTAGCCATAGGGCTGGTGATCACGATGGCGGTTCCATCATCTATATCAGTGATAGTGAGCACGGCGTACTCTGTTGTGTAAGAGACAACTCCGCACAGGCCAACATCGGAAAAGATGTTTTGGATCTCGGGCAGGAAGTCGCCCAACTCAAAGTAGCTGTAGCCAGCAAACTTGTTCTGTCCCGTCTTCTTCAACTTGGTTCCCTGCAGACGAATCCGCGCGACCATTAATTTGTTATGTACCATTTTTTTTCCTAAAAGGTGGGGTGTTGTGTCTGACCCTTCAAATCAGGAGGCAACTATGACCTCGACGCCAACACCCCTGAAAATTACTTACTCATTTGTCCAGCCTTGTAGCCAAGGAACCAACAGATCGCGCAAGGTACTGCTACACCTAATGCAATAAGGATGTCGAGTGCCATCATTTTGCGATCTTTGGCAGGGGGTATGGCACCTTGTTGGTGGGCTGGCAGTGACCATCGTCCGAGGCAAAGGGTTTGGTTTTGAAGTCAGCGTCTTCCAGGCAGCTTGTGTTGGCCGACACGGTTGAGCACTTCACTTTGACCAAGCTGGTTTTGTTGGGGGCAACAAAGTCCATCGTGGCCCATCCATCACCTTGAGGGCAGGCGTTGTCCTGGCTTGAGTCGCCCCGGCCAACAATGTCCCAACCCTTAAACAGGACGTTCTCTTGCCGATAGCGTTGTGCGTTCCACATTGCGTTCTCACGCGCTGTTCCCTTGGCTTCTTCCAATGAGGCAAAGCTAACTTCATCACCCTTGCAGGCGGTCAGTAGTGCTGCGACTGACAGAGTAATCAGTAGTCCCTTCATGTCATACTCCCTCGATAGTTGCCTGCTCGGGTACGCTGACCGCCGTCTCAAGGACCGCGCCATTGCTCATCAACTGAGCAACATCCAAGGTCTTGGCGATGCGTACATCAAAGGTTTTGCCAGCGATGTGGCGGATGGCTTGTGCCTGGCTTGCGGCCTGCACGAGGTGTTGTGTGCCACCATTGGTGACTACGTAAATGCGTTGTTCTGCTGCCATTATTTCTCTCCAGTTTTAATCAAAGTAATAAAGACGGGAGTCAAGTCCCCCATCCATGCCCCAATTGTGTTGAACTCAAAAAACTCAATGGCCTCGGTTTCATCCATGCCATCAGCCATCAAGATATCAATCACCTTCTCCATGTCGTAGGCCACTACTGGGTGCATCCCGCATCGTTCTGCAATCCCAGCAATAGCTACGTCATATCCATCAGGCTCCAAGAACATAGCGTCCTCCAAAGCCTCCATAATTTGTTCGCGTGGTGCGTCCATCACCATGCTCCAAACCAAATGCCCGTCCCGTGAATCCATGCGATGGGAAACAGGATCGCCCCCGCCAACAAGAATCCCCATGATGCAGTCTTCAGGCACACAAAGATGTGTGTGAGCCATGAAGCCGCAATCCAAATGACCAGTGCTGGCCCCCAAAAATCTTTCATTCTTACTCCTTGGTTTTAAGATAGTCCTGGTACTGATTGCACCAACGACTGACTGAGCAGAAGTTGGCACAGCGCGTCCGTTCACCTGGGCGCACCTCAATCTCGTACTCCTTTCCGTACTCAGCCACCTTGGCCTGAGCTTCATCAATGGTGTCGCAGACGTTGCGGGCTTTGACGCCACCAATCTTTTTGACCGCGTAGGTCGTTTGCTTTTCCCACATCTCTTCTGGAGTGCAGTGGGGTAATTCATCACCAGTCTCAAGATCAAACAGGGCGTTGGAGTGAAGCTCAACGCGCTTCTCAATGAACTCCTGTTGCTCCTCGTAAGACCAGAGCCGGATGGGGATAACCTTGACTGGCGCATCGGGATAGTTGGCCTTGAGGGCGGCATCACGGCGGCTCCAATCACGGATGATGGCTACGATCTCCAGCTTGCTTACGTCCGACTTCTTGACCTTGCGGACCAGCCATGCGTAGATGTTGAGCTGCAGCTCCCAGTCGATCTTCTCGTTCATCACCGACCAGGCCCCAACAGTCTTGTAGTCGTTGACGGTTATGGTTTCATCCTCATTGATGATCTGCAGATCTATAGCACCTGATATAGACCAGCCGTCAACGGTGGTGTGCAGGCGTTCTTCAACAAGGTGGCTGTCATCGCGGCCATGCTCCAGTACGCCGTGGATAGCCGTACCAAAGATGGACCAGACCATCTCGCTGACATCCTGCTCAATCTCGTCAGCGTGGATCTTGCGGAGCTGGACAATGCGGGGCGAGGAGATCAGCTCGGTAGCCGAAATGTTGGCCTTACCTTTGGAGTAGGTGGGGCGGCGCAGGACGTTAACGAATGTCTGCGGCAGGTTGTGTTTGTTGGTGAGGATCACGCTTTTCTCCTGTAAAATTTGGGGTGGTGCAACACATTGTACCCATATCTTATCATGTATTGCAATCACTTGGAAAAATAAATTTATGGCCGTCACAACAACGCAGCGCAGCCTCAAGTACATGAGGGACAACGGCTTCTACGCAGAGGTGGTGGAGCGGTACAACTCCTTCACAAAGCGCAAGAATGACTTTGCTGGCTTCATTGACATCCTGTGCCTGGGGCAGGGTGCGGTGATTGGGGTGCAGACCACGAGCTGGGGACACACATCAGACCGGTTGAAGAAGATCCTTGAGCACGAGAACCTGGACATCGTGCGTGACGCCGGTATCAAGATCGAGGTCCACGGCTGGCATAAGAAGGACAACCGTTGGCAGGTAAAAATTATCCATGTAGAATAAAGCCGTGCTTCTCTCCTTGGCTCTTTACGGAGTCCTTGACCCCTGGGAAACTGGGGGTCTTCTTTAACAGCTGTTAGAGTCAACGCGCATGGGGATTGATCTCGGCAAACAAGGTAGGCGTGGGCAGGAACGATAAGCCCGTTACCACGCACAGTCTCCAGCCGTGTTGGTTAAACCTGAAGGGCAACTGCGTAGCGGAAGCCCCGAAACTGTCCCTGTGAAGGTAGCGCTGCCGATGAACGGGTTACCCTTGCTGGATTCATGGGGCCAACAACTAACACGCATGGGGATTGTTCCTAGCTACTATTTGGAATAGTCACCAGCCGTGTTGGTGGTCTATCGGGTTAGCGCCGGTATGCTCAACTCCAAGGTTGTTTCATAACACACTGCTTCATGTGAGCCACCAACAAATATTTTTCAAAAAGATCTTGCACACCACAAAAATTGGTGTATAGTGATCCCCGTTGCAGTCGTGTGCAATAGATTGAAAGCCGTTACTCATGCATTGGCCTCTAGGGATTCTTGGAGGACACGACCCAGTGCAGTAGTAACGGCTTTTTGCATTTGCGCGGCAACCGGACTCCATCCGTAGCAAGTGGTTGTATCGCCAGCGTGGAAGAAAAGACAGAACCTCGGTGTGACCCGCACCTCCGAAGTAGCGCAAGCCAAAAGGAATAAACAAGATTGTCAGCAATGACACAAACCCTAGTACGCTGGGAGATGATCGACAAGCCGGTGAGAACTGGCTTTATCGGGATTCCAGGGGAGGGCGGCATGGCCTGCCGTAGACTGCTTAACAACCAGTCATCCGCATCTTGATAAAGAGTCGTAGACCATCCAGCCAATACCAGGGGAGGGAGGGTAGACGGGTAAGAGGGACTAGCAGTGATGATGTAACAGTTGACATTGCTGGAATTCATGTGTTATGATATTGCCAAGGAGCAAACAATGATTGATTGGATGAAGAACCTGTGCCGCCCACCATCCCCACAAGCGATGGCGTTGCGTGAACTTGAGATAGCCAAACGGGAGAAGCTTGATGCTGAATCCGGTGTGGACTATGCAAAGTCCGTTGTGGACTACAACAATGCTCGTATTGAGCGCCTCGAAAACTTTCTTTATGGAGAGACAAAATGAACTGGAACATTTTTAAACGTATCGAAGAACTGGAAGCTACTGTTAACAAGTTGCGCCTTCAATTGGTTGAGCACACCTTTAAAATTGATGATCTCGAAAACAAGGATAACGCTGTTACTGTTGAACAGTTCCCCATCATCACCGACCTTGGCCGCGCAGTGGTGAAGGCAGAGGGTCAGCCAATCCCCATGTTTGAGTCCGAACTCAAGCGTGAGCGCCTGGCACAAAGAAAGCGCGAGTACTACCAGCGCAACCGCGAACAGATCCTGGCTAAGCAGAGGGCTAAAAAGCGTGATGAAGAGCGTAAGCGCAAGTCTCGTGAGTACGCCAAAAAGTACTACGCCAAGAAGAAGGCTGAACAGATGGCGAAACATGCCGAACAGCGGTTCCAAGAGAAGTTTAACCCGATAGCGGCATGAAAGCCCTGTACGACCTTATCACCCGAGGTCTGTCAGCC